GCCATAGTGGCGTGGATGGCGAAGCACGACGGTGACTTCGGCTACACCAACGACTACCGCCGCAAAGACCCGGAGCGCTACGGCTGGGGCGACTGTTCTAGCACGATAGCGCAGGCCTATAGGCAGTGCGCGGGCATCGAAATAGGCGAGCGGAGTTTCAATATAGCGTCGGACCCAGATGCGTACACGGTGGCGTCGGCGACGAGTTGGCGAGATCTACCCCTCAGTGATCTGAAGCCGGCGGATATCATCTGCATGGGCTGGCATTCGGGCCCCTTCGCCGGCCGCATATCCCATGTGGAGCTCTATGCCGGGGGCATGTACACGTGGGGGCACGGAGGCCCGGGCCGTGGGCCCAGATTGCACTCGCTGTCGGATCGGTCCCTGACGGGCTCGGCGACGATCATCATCGTCAAGCGCTATATCGGCGATACACAGGACAATGACAACACCAGTAAAGGAGACGAGTTGACACCTGACGAGCACAACATGCTCAGCTGGCTGTATGAGAACATCAAGGTGCCGAGCCAGGGCTTCGGCTACCCCCAGGCGACGCAGAACTCTATCGCAGAACTGAAGGAGGTGGCGGCCAACCTGACGCAGGCCGTGGAGTCGATGACGGCGACTGTGAACAGGATCGCCACCGACTTGACGGTGCCGGGGTACGGCTTCGGCTACCCGGCTGCCAGCCACGCTGCGCTGGAGGAGACGATCAACAAGCTGAATGACATCCAGAACACGTTGAAAGACGTGAAGAAGGGGGTCGATGTGAAGTGACGGCGCAGGAAACACCCACGGGGCCCAAGCACCTGGACACCCCCACGCTGACGGACGAGCAGAAGGAAGCGGCGTTCGCCGCGGCTGCGCACACCGTGGAGACGGGGGGCCTGCCCCAGGGGGACGGCGGCCTGGCGGACCCTAACCGGAAGAACGCCTACCACTTCGACGAGCTCGTGCCGACGCAGATACAGCACAAGGCGCGGTCGGTCATCCGGACGTTCGTGGTCAGCCTTATCGGCGTACTGGCTGCGTGGGGCGCCAAGGTGGGTATCACTCTGCCTGCGGACCTGGCGGACACGATCACGGCGACCGTGTGGGGGCTGGTGACCGTGTGCGCACAGTGGCTGCTCAATACTAAGCCCGTGGACCGCTTCCTCCACAAGATAGTGCCGTTCCTGGCGACAACGCCGAACAAGTAACGCACAGCATAAGAAGGACCCCCGTCGCGTCCCATTCCGGGAAACGTCGGGGGTCTTTATATCTTCAGTTTACACGTCGCAGACGGCATTGTCGAGCCGGACTGCGGTGACTAACAGATCCAGGTTCCGTACCAACCGGCGAACATCCGTCCGATCAGGTTCCATGAAAACATGTTTTCTCCTCTCTGTTGAGTTACTGTGCGAAAACAGTGTGCACGCTGAACGAGCCGTTGTCAAGCCGCGATGAGGTTGAGCTGGTGCTGTGTCCACGCGAAGGCGGCGAGGGCGGAGATCGCGCCGAGGGATGTGAAGGCGAGGGAGACCCAGAAGACAACAGAGCCAGCCCTGGGGAAGCCGCACCACGTGACGATGTAGGCGATGAGGGTCCAGAACCCCTGTGCGACGAGGAATGCGACGGGGACGGCGATGAAGTAAAGAAGCATGTGAAGTCCTTTCTCTAGTCCGGTGGTTCGATGGCTTGACTGTAACTCGAATACGGGCGGAAGTCAAGTTTGCGTGACCCATCCCGTCCTGCTAGAGTCTTCATATCAGCCAATACGCCGCACACGGGAGGAGAGACACAATGTTTCACGTGCATTTCATCTGGGCGCAGTCTACGTCCGGGATCATAGGGGTCAATGGGAAGCTGCCGTGGCACGATCGGGGGGATCTGCAGCATTTCAAGGACATGACGACCGGTAAGACCGTGGTGATGGGCCGGAAGACCCGACAATCCCTGCCGCAACGCAACAAGAAGCTGCCCAACAGGACGAACATCGTGTTGAGTCGGACGATGACGTCAACCAAATCCGTCAAGGCGGTGGCTAGCCCATACGCGGCTATAGAGCAGACCCTCGCAGAGGGCCGGGATGAAGCGTGGGTGATCGGGGGACACGAGACGTTCCAGGCGTTCATTACAGCTCACGACCTGGACAAGCTGCCATTCAGACTGGACGCTTACGTCTCCGTGCTGGCGGTGGACGACGAGATCCAGCCGATCACCGCACAGGACAGCATCACATGGGCGCCTACGCTGGACGACCGTTGGGTGCTGCTGTACGACCATATGGCGGGGCCTAGGCGGCGCCTGCAGAAGTATGTTAAGGTGTTCAGGTAAGCTCCTTTCTCTCAGGACCCCGCCGGATGAGCGCTATGCCCCGGCGGGGTCTGCTGTGTGCGCATGGTAACATTCCTCTTAAGCCTGACTAGAGAGGGAGTTTCATGAGAATCGACGTTCAAACAAGCCGCTTAGCCACTGTTAACGGGTCTATTGCGACGCTTAGCGGCACGCTGCCCAACCTCGATCTGGACGTTGCGTTGGCTAAGAGCGTGAAGGCCGTGTACCTGACGGTGTTCGCCAACGCAACGGAGACGAAGGTCACGTCGCTGTGTACAGAGGGCGGCACGTTCTGCGTAACCATACACACCATGGCTGAGCGGCCTACCGTGAAGGTATGCGACCCGCTGGAGGCGCCGGTGGTGATCCGGTACAGGGGGCTGTGATGGCAGCGCCTAAGAAAACGACGAAAAAGAAGCCGGCTCAAACCAAGACTGCGACCAAAGAGCTGGTGAAGAACGACCGGGATCGCTTCGCGATCCAGAAGTCGACCGGTGAACTGGCGATGGACGACAGGCGGCTGCTCACCCTCGCACAGGCGGGGGCCAGCCCATCCGAGATGTCTGAGGAGCTAGGTCTGCCGGCCGAGACGTGCCTGGCCCGTGTGCGCTCCTTGCTGAAGCGCAACGACGTGTGGACAAACCTCGAACGGCAACAGATGCTGATCGCCGACATGTACGACTTGAAGACGCGCGCTTTTAACTTCCTGGAGAAGTGCTTCGAGTCGGACGAGATAGCCGCCCGGCACATCGAAGCGGTCAACAGCGTCCTGAAACAGCTCGGCGACCGCTTGGACAAGGTGAAGGAATACAACGACGAGGAAGAGGCTCGGGTGACGAAGCAGCAGACCCGGCTGATCCTCGACCTGGTGGAGGACGCCTGGGAGCGTGTGCGAGTTCATATATCCAGAGCGTATTCGAACGGCCAGCTGCTTGACCCGGAGGCGATGGACGAAGTCTTCTATCAGGCGCTGAAGGAGGCCCATGCTGATCAAAGCTAGCGCGATCGACAGCGCTATCGCCACCGTCAAGGCGCACAGGAGGCAGGACAGCTTCAAGTCGGATCCCGTGGGATGGGCTCAGTACATGCTGGGCACAGACGAGGGAACCCTGTGGAGTAAGCAGCGGGAGATCGCCCGGGCCGTAGTGGATAACAACTCGACGGCGGTGAAGGCAGGCCACGGGGTGGGCAAGTCCCGGCTGATGGCTGTTCTCATATGCTGGTGGGTCGATACCCGCTACCCTCACTGCTATGTGATATCCACGGCGCCGTCGATGGCGCAGGTGCAGGACGTGCTGTGGCGCGAAGTGATGCAGCTGAAGGACATCGTGGAGAGACGCTTCGAGGAGGGACTCGTCGACCATAAGCTCCCGGGGCGCATCACGATGGACGTGCAGTGGAAGGACGACGTGACGAAGCTCCCGCTGGGCCGCGGCAGGAAGCCGCCGGACAACCTGGGCGGCAACTCCTTCCAGGGAATTCACGGCGACGTGTTGGCGATCGGCGACGAGGCCTGCGGGCTCTCGGGTGAACTGATCGACGCCCTGGCGAACATCACGACGAACGAGGCGTCTCGGCGTGTGCTGATCGCGAACCCCACGGACCCGATGAGCTACCTGGGGAAGATCTTCAAGGAGGAGATGGAGAACTGGAAGCGCATGTCCATCTCGGTCCTGGAGAGTCCGAACTTCACAGGCGAGCCCATGCCCCCCAATGTACTGCAGAAGCTCACCGGGCCATCCTATGTGGAGCAGAAGAAGCAGGAGTATGGGGAGGACAGCGCGAGGTTTAAGGCTCGCGTGCTGGGCGAGTTCGCATTCGACATCGAAGACTCGTTGATTCTGCCAGGAGATGTTGAGACGGCCTGCTTGACGGAGAGGGAGCAGATCGGCCGGCCGGTGCTCGGCGTCGACGTAGCGCGCTTCGGCGCGGACCGCTCGGTCGTCTACTTGTGCGTCAACGGTGTTGTGCGCTTCGTAGACTCGTGGGCGAAGACGGACCTGGTGCACAGCGCACAGCGGGTGCACGACCTGGCCCTGCGTGAGGGAGCACACGCCGTGGCGATCGACTGCGACGGGATCGGCGGCGGGATGTTCGACATCCTCAACTCATACGCTAACCGCACCTACGACATCTTGGCTGTGCGGGGTTCTATGTCGAGCCCGGACAGGGGCCGGTGGCACAACTACCGCTCCTACATGTGGGACTCCTTCAGGTACCGGTGTCGCACAGGCGAGCTGGATCTGGATCCACTGGACATCGACTTGCACGACGAGCTGCTGTCCGTCGGCTATTCGTATAATACGATGTCCGGGGGGCTCGTCCTGGACTCGAAGGACAAGCTGAAAAAGGACGTCGGCAAGTCGCCCGACTTGGCAGACGCCGCAGTGTACGCTGCTATAACGGACCAGAACATACGGGACGCCATTCAACAAGAGACCGTGTTCTCTGACGCGGGGGACATGATGGACGGCGACGAAGACGATTACCTACACGAAATGGGGGAGACTTTTGGATTCCAACGCATACTCGTTTAGCGACGAGGGTATCGCGTTCATCAACGAGGCGCAGAGGTCCTACCTCCTGGACGAGGGCGCCAACTGGGTCAGCTACGCCGACGACAAGGGGCTGACGCTGGCTTTCATCCATGAGGTTGTACGCGGCCTGAGGGACATGGCCCGGGACCACCCGTTGCATAAGCGCGGCGCACAGTTGAGGACCAGCTACATTTTCGGCGACGACTTGGTGTTCAGCGACACGTCTGCGAAGCTGGACAAGTTCATCAAGTCGGAGTCGGCGCAGAGGACGTTGTTCTCAGCATCGGCTATGGAGAGCCTGAACTTGGAAAGGTTCTGTGCGGGGAACGTGTTCCTGTTCCGTGAGGTGCATACCGACAAGCTGACGCTCGTCCCCGTGGAGGAGGTCGAGGAGATCGTCCGGGATTCGTTCGATTCATCCGTCGTGAAGTATGTGCGTCGCACATGGACCCCGGACGGGCAGAACACGATCAGTCAGTGGTTCCCGACAGCCGAGTATAGGCGGAGCGTACAGCGTCTCCGGAAACCGCCGAACACGGCCTACGAGGTGAATGGCAGTTATGTCGTGTACATTCTGTCGTCGGGCAGGCATGCGGGGCATGCGTTCGGTGCGCCGGATTCACTGGCGGCTGCCCTGTGGAGCGTCGCTTACTCGGGTTACCTGCGCGACAGCGCTAGGCTGTCTAAGGCGTTGTCGAAGATCGCATGGGCTATCGTCAACAGCAACAACCAGGGCAAGCGGCAGTCGGCTGTGGAGATCTCGAACCGCGGCGACGTGGTGGGCGCCACGGCGAGCTTGGGGCCCAATCAGTCTCTGGCTGGTGTGGGAGTCCCGAGCGCACAGGTCAACTACGGGAACGGCCAGCCCCTGGCGGCGCTTGTGGCTGCCTCGTTCGGGATCCCGGTCATCGCGCTGTTGTCGTCTCCTGGTGCGACGGGCGGCTCGTACGGGGCTGCGACGACGCTGGACAGGCCGACGATCAACGGTTTCAAGCTAGAGCAGCGCAAATGGCGGGATTTCTTCAAGCAGGTGATGATGGACGTGGATCCGTCGGTGAAGGACGTTGACATCAAGTTCCCGTCGATCGAACAGGACCCGACCTACAGGGCGTTGCAGTCGCTTGCTACGTCTATGTCCACGGGGGCAATCCACCAAGACGAGTACCGCCAAGCGGTGTTGAACCTTCTGGCTGTGCCCGATATCCATGGCGACGAACTCCCAGAGCCGAATGCTTTTTTGAAGACTGGTAATGTGTCCGGTGGGGATGACGGCGATGCTGTGCGCGACCCTGTGGCACGACAGGGCAACCAGGGCGCGGTCCCCGGCGGTTTCAACCAAGGAGACACTGAAGATGAAGATAAGTGAGAGCACGAACACCAGCGTCCTCAAGCCTATTAAGGGGACGCGCAAGTGGCTTGTGCGACTCATAACCGAGGGTCAGGGCTCGACCGGCGTCTATACGAAGGAAGCGCTGCAGGGTAGTTTCGCCGAGGCGTTCCCCGTCGGTACGCACATGTATATCGACCACGCTACCGAGGCTGAGACCGACGAGCGCCCCGAGGGGACGTTGACGAAGCTGGCGGCCGTGATCGCCGAGACCCCTCGTTGGCAGGATGCGCCGGAGCCCGGGATGTACGCGACGATCGAAGTGGTCGAGCAGTGGGCACCCTTCATCGAGCAGGTGTCGGATATCATCGGCGTGTCGATCCACTGCGGCGCTACGTTGGTCCAGGACGACGACCTCGTGACGGCGGGTGAGCCCACGCCGCCTGTGATAGAGTCGTTCATACCGTCGCCAGTTAATTCCGTTGATTTCGTCACAGTTCCGGGTGCCGGCGGGCGCCTCGTCGAGGCTCTGGAATCATTCAAAAACGGAAATGCTATTATGGATGGTAGCAACAAACACAATTCCGAAAGGAAGAGAATGGACACTGAGTTCAAGGAGGCCCTGGAGGCCCTGGACACTAAACTCTCCGCTCTCGTCGAAGCCCTCGCCGATAAGGCTAAAAAGAAGGACGAAGAGGACGAAGAGGACGCCAAGAAGGCCAAGGAGGAAGAAGAGGACAAGGCCAAGAAGGCTAAGGAGGCCATCCTTGCTCTCGCCGACTCCGATCTCCCCGAGGTTTCCCGTGTGCGGGTAGCCGAAGCTATCGCCCGCGGCTATGACGCGAAGTCGATCCTCGACCGCGAGACCAAGCTCGTCGAGTCTATCCGCGAGAGCCTGTCGGGCGGCTTCGCTCCCGAGCACGTGCCCTCCGGTAAGAGCGCCGACGACTTCGAAGCCGAATTCGCCAAGCTGACCTGGTAAGGAGGATACGCACATGGCACAGAATCACGTCAAGGGCGGGGATACCTACGAAGTCCAGGTGGACGCCGCCGTCAAGTCGGGCGACGTCGTCGCCGTCGGCAAGGTCGGGGCCGTTGCTCTCACCTCCGCCACACCCAAGGGTGACAACAACTTCTATTCGACGCTTGCTTTCGAAGGCATCGCACACCTCGGGCTGGACGGATCCGTCAAGGTCGGGGATATCGTGACGATCGACGGCGCCACCGAGTCCGGCAAGGCCGCCAAGCCTGAGATCGCGGCCGACCCGAAGGGCAAGATCATCGTCGGCTTTGTGCTCAACCCTTTGTCGAGCGCATCGACCAAGTACGCTGTCAAGCTGACCCAGGCTTGGCTCTAAGGAGGATATCTACATGGCAATCAACGCGAGGGAAGCCTACAAGGCGGGTATCCTTCTGCACAAGGCGCTTCACGCCGATGATATTCGTGTGCGCAACTCGGCCCGTAAGGACCTGAGCGAGGCCATCTCGACTTCTGACCTTCCAGTCAATCTCGGCCCGACCATGAACAAGATCATGCAGGGCGAGTACCAGCAGGTCCCGTCGAACTGGCGCGAATGGGCGGACACCCTCGAAACCCCTGACTTCGAGACGGTTCCCTACTTCAGCTTCGACTTCACGGACGACAATATCCCCGTGCGCAAGGACGGTAAAGGTTACGTCGCGCAGGGGCTTCCTGCTGTCGGCGAGCTCGGCGAATACCCGATCCTCGGTCTGAAGGCAGAGCAGTTCAAGCTGAAGCTGGCTAAGGCCGGTGTCCAGATCCCGCTTTCCTGGGAGACGCTGAAGCGTTACGGCGCCGACTGGGGCCTGATTCCTCGGATCACGAAGGAACTTGGCCGCCGTGCCGCCAACCAGGAGTCGATTGAGGCCGCCCTCCAGTTGGTTCAGCCGACCGGCCTGAACACGACGAACTTCAAGGCCGCCAACAAGAACGTTCTGGCTGGAAACCCCGAGCTGAGCATCGAGGCGCTGGAGAAGGCTTTCGCACAACTAGCTACTACCAAGTACAACGGCCGCCGGATCATCATGCCGACCAAGTTCAACCTGATCGTGCCCCCGGCCCTCGCAAGCCGCGCCGAGCAGATCATGAAGGTCGTCGAGATCCGCCGCCAGAACGGCACCGAGACCCAGGTGATGGGCAACACGGTGTCCGGGAAGGTCGCGAATGTCTTCGAGGTGCCCGAGCTTGCTCTTATCGCCGGAGATTACGCCGACAAGTGCTGGTTCCTTCTGCCCCCGAAGAACTCGATGCCCCGCAAGAACATCGTGAACGTGTTCCTTGAGGGCGAGACCGCTCCGAAGATCTTCGTCGAGAAGACCACGAATAGCTCGGAGCTGGATGGCTCGTTCGATAACGATGCGTACAGGACGAAGATCCGTCATCTCGTCAAGTCTGCTTTCATCGCTCCGGAGGGCACTCTGGCCTCCAGCGGTGCAGGCGCCTGATAACGATACCCGACAAGGATGGAAACCCCGCCCTCACAAGGGGCGGGGTTTCCTGCAGTGGAAAGGAGCTGCCGTGCCCGACAAGCCGAAGATAACCGTGGACGAGCTGAAACTCTTCCTACCCGGTATCGACCTGGACGCTAAGCTGCTCGAACGGTTGTGCGCGCTGTACACGAACGTGTTCAAGGCCGCTGCGGCTGCTTTGCGTGCGTATGCTGCGAAGCTCGTGTCGGAGGGCGGGGTCGAGAACGTCAAGGCGGATGACTTCACGCTGTCCGGCGGGGACAAGAACATTGAGGCCCTGCTCGCTCTGGCTGATAAATACGACGCACAGGGGGATGCGCTGGAGAACGGCGAGGGGCTCGTCCTCGTCCCGATGAGGGGGGACGACGTGTTCGAGAGAGCGAGGGAGTTCCTTGGCCGGTATCTCTGAGGGCCGCCTGGCCATGGCGGCTAAACGCGTCGAACGCTATATGGTCGATGAGGTGACTATCTACGATGGCAAGAACATCAAATACGACGCTAAGACTGACAGCTATGATTATGGCACAGTCCTATATACTGGGAAAGCGCGTATACAGCCGATACGCCAACCTGAGGTAGCCAACGATCAAATCGCACCTCAGACGACTAACCGTGTGCGCGTACAGCTGCCACGATCGACGATGTCGCTGAACATCCCGATGGCTGCACGTATCAAAGTCGTAAAGACCCAAGATACACCGCACATGGTGGGCTATCTGATGACGGTGGCTTCCTTGGTGGATGCTTCACAGTCATTCGAGCGGACGATCATCTGCAACACGCCGATGAACAAGGCGGAGGCGTAACCTACATGAAGATCCGCACGAAGATTGGGGCGAACAAGTTTACGAAGTACGCTAAACGCATCCAGGACTTCAGGGAATACGACTTGTTCGCGAACGTCATCGACAAGCTGTCGGAAGAGATACCGCCCGCCCTGCAAGACACGATAGAGAAGACTCCGTCTGCTCTCGTTCCCGGTAAGATAGGCCGTATCTGGACGGGGCACATGCACGACAGCGTAAGCGTCATCGTCCCGGACAACGTCACCGTCGAGTACGGCTGGATCGAGGGATCCAACAAGTTCGACGGCGGGTGGGACCACGATTATATCCTCGGACAGGAGTATGGCGATGACAGAGTGTGGGGCATGAAAGCCCTGGAGAAGGTGGAGAAGCAGGTGAAGCTCGCCGAGAAGACCAGTAAAGAGGTCTACACGGAGACTCGCCGCATCTGGAAGTGGGGCAGGTGACGGATGGCCAAGTACATCGATGACGTTATGGCTAAGGTCCGTGAGCTCTCCGAAGTGCCTGCCAATCGCGTGTGCGAAGAGGTGGCGCTGCCGGACTTCGACGAAGGACAGAAGATGCCGTATATCGCAGTCGTGTTCGGCACACCGTCGCACATCAGCCAGGCAACGAGCATCGTCTCCCAACTGAACGACGGCTACCGGGTGTTTTTCCTGTGCCATGTGCGAGCACTCACCGCACAGCATGCCCGCGAGATCGGCGAGCGTATTCTGTGGGGCCTGGTCGGCTTCGAGCCGGACAACAGCGGAGGGATCACGGTCCACGGCGGTCAGGGCTTGAACTACGCCGGAACCAACCACAAAGTGGTGCAGTGCGGCTATGAGCTGTACTGTTCCTTTATCACGAACCTCAAAAACCGCATTTGATAGGATGGTGTATATGGGCCTCTACAAAGACATGAACACCGGGGACGTCGGAACGTACCCGGATGACTTCGCTCAGTTCTTCGGGACGTTGGTGCCGATAACCGAGGAAGAGCCTTGTAGCGACTGTTTCATTGACAACGACAACGAGAAAAGGGGGAAGCACAGTGGCTAACGAAGTTCGTATGCTTCGCGGCAACGTGACTATTCTCTTCGCCGCCCCTGAGGCATTCGCTGACTGGCAGCATCCCACGGCGGCGGAACTCAACGCACAGTTCAGTGCGACCGACAACCCGCGCAACCTGGTGTTCAATGTGTCGTGTGCGATCCTGGACGGATATTCGCTCGGCGAGACCGACCCCGACACGGACAATACTCGAACGATCTGTGATATCTCCGAGGTGGAGAACCCGACCCTCGCTAAGTATGAGGGCAAATTCACTGCGCTCCGAGACGAAAGCGTGGACGACCAGGGTGTGTTCAACATGATCCGCGATATCACGATGAAGCCGGACATCACGCTGTTCATCGTGGAACGCATCGGCAAGCGCCCGAACAAGCCGTTCGAAGTCGGCGATGTGTTCAGCATCTACCGCTTCCAGACCGACTACCCGGTCGACGGGTACGAGTCGAACGGCTTCATCAAGTACGAGCCGAACTTCCTTCAGAACGGCGCGTTCGTCCTCAACGAGAAGGTGGCCGCATAATGGATAAGAAAGTACTCTCCAACGAACACGTCAACGTCTGGGTTCTTCCCAAGGCGTCCGTGAAGGATATCAACGCTATCACCGTGGAGGAAATGAATTCTGCGGTGGCTATCGGTGACGCGATCAACTGGGACGACACGACAATCCCCGCCGCGAAGGCGTCGAAGGAACAGTCGTCCCTGTCTCTGCTCGACGCTGCCGGGTCTTCGTCCCGTGGCGCCGCACAGTACGAGGGCTCCCTTACCATGTACTACCCGACGAACCCCGACGATGCGAACTCGATCTACGCCAAGGCATGGAACATGTTCAAGAAGACTCGCGTCGACCTCGTTCTGGTTGTGCGCGGTGTCCTGAAGGGCCGTGAGCCCATCGCTGCCGGTCAGTGGTACTGCGCGTTCCTCATGATCGAGTCCACGTACAAGAACACGCTTGAGGGCGACAATCCGACCCGTTACACGGTGTCGTTCCTGCAGCAGGGCCAACTGGCAGTCAATGGCGTCTTCAAAGACAGCACGACGGCGATCACCGACACGGAAAATCTTACGGTGTCCCTCAACGAGCACCGGCCGATCCTGCCGAAGATCCACGGCCATGTGGCTCGCTCCGTGTGCTCCTACCTGTCGAAGGATACCTCGACTGTATCGGTCAGCCCGCTCGGTGTGGTGACCGGCCTGAAGGCAGGTAGCGCAGATGTCATCGTCAGCCACCCCGCCTGTGCGAATGTGACAGTCAAGGTGACTGTGGCATAACGCACGCCCCAGCGAATAGCACAGGGCGTCTCCTCTCCGCCCTGTGCTATTCTTGTTTACGACGTTACCCTAACGCCTAACAGAGAGGATTTCAAATATGGACATTTTCGAGGTGCTGTCTCGATCCAAGGCGCCGAAGGCTGAGAAGGTCGTGTACCTTGACGCCGAGGCGGTGCAGGACGTCGAGAGGCTCATCAAAGAGCAGGCCGACGCTGACGTGATCAAGGAAGCGGTGAAGAGGCGGGACGCCTCTAAGTTGACGTTCCACCTCCAGTCGGTGACTGCCGATGTGCGCGAAGAGCTGATGATCGGCATCGAGAGCGCGGACAAGACGAAGAACAAGACGAAGCGTGTGTCGGAGGCCTATCTGGCGCTTCTGTCGAAGACGCTGTACAAGATCGAAGACGCCGAAGGCAACGTGGATGAAAGGAAATTCAACTCCGAAGAGATCCGTAAGATCCTGAACGCTCTGCCCGGCGAACAGTATCTGGGCCTGCTCGTGGCGGCGATGAACCTCCTCGGAGCTTCCGCCGACTACGACAATGCGGTGACGGTGGATTTCTGATAGACGCCCTCCAAGACAAAGGGGGGAGCGGCGCTCTATCGATGGTTAGGACGGCGGTGGACCTGCACATGAGGCCCACCGCCGTTATCTATAACCAGCCCGACCCTTTCGGGCATTGGACGGAACTGGACTATAAGCTTGTGTTGGCTTACAAGACGGTTAAGGACGAGACATGTCAGAAGTGTGGTAACCCTATCTGGCTATGTCATTCGAACGATCCTGATATAGCATGGCGCGCAGAGGATAGAACATGCTATGCTACTAAAGCAAGGATGATGCATGATTGGGTCAGCACACACCGAGCCACCGACCCGCCTCCCTATGAGGACAAGCAGAAGTGGGGCAAGGATACTGTGATGACACCGTACATGCCGGACTACGCGGAGCGAGACCTTCCCACGAGAATGGACTACTACAACAGGAGTGAGTGATGCCTGATATCAAGCAGACTATCGAGTTCAACGTACAGGGTACGTCCGAACTCCACGAGGCTGCGGAATCCATCAACACTATCGCACAAGCCCTTGACAACATCAAGGGCAAGGTCGTCGGAGCCGACATCGGCAAAGGCCTGGACGGCGCAGGCCGAGGCGGCCGAGAAGCCGGGGAGGGCTTCGACAGGGCAGGTCGGGCCGCGGAAGAGGCGAAGTCGCGCATATCCAACATGCGCTACGCCCTCTACGACGTGGCCGCCGTTATGCAGAACATCTCGAAGGCGACGATCGGAGCGTTCACAACCGTCGTCAAAGAGTCGATGGATTACGAGTCGGCCTTCGCACAGGTGAAGCGGACTAACGACATCGCCGGGAAGTCCGCAGACGAGCTGCGCGGCAAACTCGAACAGATGGCCGCCTCGGTGACGACCACGAACTTCAAGGACCTGTCGAACATCGCCGCTCTCGGCGGTCAGCTGGGCGTCGCCAAAGAGTCCATAACCGACTTCACCGAGACGGTCGCAAAGCTGTCGGCCACCACCGACCTTTCGCTCGACAAGTCCGGCGAGACGATCGCGCGCTTCCAGACAATCATGGGCACGACCGGCCAGAACTTCGACAACATCGCGTCCTCGATCTTGAAGGTCGGCGTCAACTCGGCTGCGACGGAATCCCAGATCGCCAACACCTCGACGCAGATCTCTGCCATGGGCAAGTTCGCTGGCCTGACCGAATACCAAGTGGTCGGCCTGTCTGGCGCTCTGGCGTCGATCGGCGTCGCGCCCGAACTCTCCCGAGGCGTCATCACGCGCATGTTCACCCAGATGCAGAAGGCTATCCGGGGCGGCGGTGACGAGCTCAACCTGTTCGCGCGCGTGGCGGGGGTCTCCGCACAGGAAGTCCAGTCCGCGTGGGGCACGTCGAAGTTCAGCGACATATTCGTGAAGTTCATCGCCGGGCTGAAGAACCAGGGCCAGGGCGCCATAGGCGTGCTCAAAGACCTGGGCATTAAGGCGTCCCGCGACGTCCCGACGATCCTCCGTCTAGCCGAGGCGCACAAGACACTCGAACAGACGATGAAGGACGCCGAGTCCGGCTACAACGACTCGAAGACGCTCAACGACCAGTACCAGCAGATCGCGTCCACCACAGCCGGCAAGCTAGAGATGTTGAAGAACTCCTGGGCGAACCTGAAGGCCGAGATCGGCCGGTCCTCCAATTCGGGGATCGGCGACATGCTCGGCTCCCTTACAGGCCTCGTCACGGTCTTGACTAATCTCGTGCAGAACCCCGCTGCACAGTGGGTTGCCAAGTTGGCCGGAGCGTTCCTGACGGCCGGCGGAATCATGGCCGGCTACTACGCCAAGCAGGCCCTTGTGCTCGGCGGAGCCTACGCGTTGACGACAGCGCAGCGGTCGATGGGGATTGCGATGCAGCACCCCATCACGTCTATCCGCTCGCTCTTGTCGGCCCTCGCGGAGACGGTTAAACTCTACAAGCTCTCGACGGTCTCCGTCAACGAACAGACCGGTGCCCTCTACAAGAACGCCGGCGCCGCTCGGGGCGCAGCAGGCGCACAGCGGGCAGCCGGTCAGGCAGCCGCCTCGCAGTCCGCAGCCGGGGCTGCAGCAGGTGGGGCGGGGCAAGCATCCAGTGCGATGGGAACAGCCGCCAAGGCTACCTCGGGGCTCATGGGCGCCCTCAAAGGGCTTGCCGCAGGCGCCGGTATATCCTTGTTCTTCACGGGCCTGGCGAAGGTCACGGAGTCCTGGACGAAGAGATCCGAGGCCGCTAGAGCCGAGGCCAAGGCGCTCCAGCAGGCCCAGGCCGATCTCGCACAATCAGTGATGCAGGACACGAAGGCCTTCGAGGAGGGCGGGAGCGCGGCCTACGTGTTCGCCAAGGCCACCAACAAAGCCGGCGAATCCGTATCCTCGCAGCTGTTCTCCACGTCGGACGCCAACGCCCAGACGAAGGCTCTCGCACAGGCACAGGATCTCCTCGCACAGAAGACCGGCCAGTCGACGGACGAAATCACGAAGCAGACCTATGCGATCGGCGAGAATTCGCTGAAGAAGATGGCCGAGCAGATCGCCGGAAACACGGGCTTCAAGCAGTTCGGCGATGAGCAGCTGTCCATGCTGCGCCAGATGGGTTTTTCCGTACAAGAATACTCGAAGCTGGTTACGCAGGGCAACTCGGAGATGACCGATTCACAGAAGAAGCTCGTTGAGTACTACCGCAACAACGGCTTCAGTTTCTTAGCCGACGAGATCGAGCGCAGCACCCAGAAGTCGAGCCAGTACATTGACTCGTTCAAGAACAAGATACAGGAGATGGTGGCCTCCGGCAAGATCTCCTGGTTCGACGGCGAGAAGATCCTTGACACGTTAAAGAAGATCGACGACAATGCGCATCAGACTTTCGATGGTGTGCGCAATGAGTCCGATCTGGCAGCGCAGACCATGAAGGGCCTGAAGGGCGACACGGCCGACGCCGCGGACGAGATGGACAACATGGGCGAGAAGGCCGACAAGGCGGCCAAGGAGCTCAAGAAGGTCGTCGACTCAGCGCTGTCCGGCGACGAGGCGTTCGTCAACCTCGAAGACGCCGTAGCCAACCTCGGAGAGAGCCTGTACAAGAACGGCATGAACTTCGACGAGTTCTCGGAAGCTGGCAGGTCTAACCTGAAGGCTCTCTATGCCGTTGTGCGCCAAGCTGCAGAGGCGTCCGGCGGGGATGCTGGGGTGATGAACGCCTATATCCAGCAGATTATGCAGCTGCTGCGCAGCCACGGAGTCGGCTCCGTCCAAGTTCTGGAGAGGGTCGAGCAGCGGCTTCACGCCGTAGCCAACAAGGCAACCCAGTCGGCCAATCAGATAACGAAGGCTGCTGCACTCGCACAGAAGGCAGGCCAGGCTATCGGCATGATCGCAGCGAGCATCGCCACCGGGAAGGACTTCTCGAAGGAAGCCTCGGCTTCGCTGCAGGGCCTCGGAAAGTCCTCCACGGCCGCCCTGCCGTCCATCAAGGACCTGGGTAAGGCCCTCGACCAGGGCTTCGCGAGGGGCGCCAGGAACGCCGCCAAGCACGCCAAGAAAGCTCGGCACAGGACGAGGAAGCTCGGGGACCGTGCGAAGAAGGCGGGCAAGAAGATCAAGGAGGCGGCGAAGGAGATAAAGACCTTCACCGATTACATCAGCGAGCTGTCCTCCGTGGCGAATGCGGCCTTCAACTTCAGGTGGGAGTTCCCCAAGTCGCTGGACGAGACGGCGAAGTCGTTCAAGACGATCAAGTCGTACTTCGAGAATGCGGCGAAGGACGCGCAGTCGGCGAATAAGGAGATCGGCGACGCCAACAAGTCGATCGAGGAAACGCGCAACAAGATCGCCGAGCTGGACGCCGAGCTGTCGAAGCTGCAGTCGGACCGGAACAAGTTGACCTTCCAGCTGAAGGTGGCCGTCGACTACGGCGACACGCTGCGAGCCGATGACATCCGCGCCGAGCTGCAGAAGAACGCCGTCGCACAGCAGAAGAACCGAACGGATCGGAAGAACGCCGAAGGAGATCAGGCCGGCAATTACCAAAAGCTGTACGAGGCTATGCAGAAGCTCTCGGACGCACAGCAGAAGGCGCGGCGCGACTTGGCGGGATTCTCGGACGCCGCTAGGGAACAGCGTGGTAACGTGCTGTCCCTTGTCGAGGCATACCAGAAGCAGGTGCTCGCATACGCCAACACGGGCGCCAGTCAGCAGCAAGTGCTCGCATACGCCTCTGCCCTGCGTGCAGAGTTCATCAACAACATGACGTCGATGGGCTACTCCCGTGCGGAGACTGAGAGGTACGCGGCGACGTTCACGGACTTGTCGAAGGTTATCAATGGCGTTCCGAGGAACTTCACGGTCGGCGTGAACGCCGATCCGGCACTGCGGGCCCTCTCCGACTTGGAGGCGAAGAACCGCAAGTCGCAGCACTCGATGGATGACAACCGCGATGCCGCAGACAAGCTCGGCAACTCGCTGAACAACACGGGCGGAGATGCAGCCGGCCTTGGAGGGGCACTCGGCGGAGGCGGTGTCGGAGGGGCTGCCGAGCAAGCAGCTGTGACATTCCAGCAGCTCGGGCAGATCACGGGCAACATCGGCGCGGAGATGTGGAAGGCCGCAGGCTCGGCCAACACAGCCGCACACGGGCTGGGTAACATGGGCAACCAAGCCCACGGCTCCGCCTATTCGATGGATGTAGCAGGCAACAAGGCCGGTTGGATGTCCTACGCGATCAACGGAATCCGCGAGGCCGGCTACGGGGCGTTCAGCAACATCATCAGCAGCGCACAGCAGGCGGGGTTCTCGTTCAACCAGGCTGCAACCGACGCCATCAACCTGTGCAACCGTGTGCGAGATCTGCGAAGTCTGTCGGTGGGCCAGTTCATGTTCGGCTTCAACCAGGCATGGGGTTTCTCCACGGGCGGAAAGGTCGGCGGGTCCTCGTATAGCGGTGGCAAGCAGTCCACGGACACCGTTCCGGCCATGCTGACACCCGGCGAGTTCGTCATCAACAGGCAAGCCGCGCAAACCGTCGGCTACGGCTTCCTGGAGGCCGTCAACTCCGGCCGCGCCGCTGCCTCGGGTGCCTCGGCCGCGTCGTCCGGCGGTGCAGGCGGCGGGTTCGGCGGGGGTCCGATTCTGGTCGAGCTGTCCGGAACGGACCGGCACATCCTGGTGAGCGCGGTCAACAAACCGACGGTGATAGACGGCAATGCTATAGTGGGGATGGTCAATGGTTCTAACGCCATGGCATCGAGGAGAGGAGCATAGGAATGCCCAAACGACCCAAAGTGTGGTTCGGCACACTGAATGACATGCGTTGGATTGACGCACCCGTGGCTAACTTCCAAAGCAACAGCACAGGGTTCAACTACAGCGCTACGACGCTGAGAGGCGACGGCTTCGCCAAGAGGTCTGCGTTGACACACAGGGAGTTCACGCTCACTTGGGCGGCCAACACCGTAGCTGAGCACGCTGCCCTGCTGTACCTACTGTCTACCAACGAGCTGCTTTACTACGTAGACCCGTTGGCTATGAAGACGAACCTCCTGCCGCTGTTCATGTCTCACTACACGCCTAACGCTACAGTTTTCACGGATGATATACCCCATGTGGCAACGCCCGGCGCATACAACGGAGCCCCGGCGATGTCGTGGAACCCCGCGTGGATCTGGCAGATCGGCCAGAAGATCCACTGGCCGGAAGGCTACAAGCTGTGGGCGGGGTGCCGCGGGGACGGAACGATTCAGATAAACGACACAGCGGTCACGGCGGTCAGCGAGTTCGACGGCCGCTATGTCACGACGATGATCCCGACGAACAACGTCAGCAACCCGTGGGGCGAACTCCAGATGTGGGCAAGCTCCCGGATATCCAGTATCTGTGTGCGAGCCTACCCTGAGACGCAGGTTAAGACGATCAACGACGTGCCGAACAACTACGGACCGTTCCTGCCCGGCATGGGATATGGGGCACTCCAGCAGAAGGAGCCGTATTCGATACAAGAGTACAGCGCAGCGATCGACGGCTATGAGGTAGCCGTAACTGCGACGTTCGTTGAGAAGGTGCTGCTGTGAGCATCGCACCCGAACCCTTCGAATACAGGACGGACCGCTCGCTGGAGTCGTTCTCTGCGCAGTGGGACCGCATGTCGTACAGCGTCCCGGGTGGCACTAAGGGCTACCCGGTTATGACGTTGACGGACCGGTTCTTCAAGCCGGCGGACGTGTCGACGACGTGGACGAACAAGCACCCTGTGTCGAGCGTGTACGAGTTCCGGGGGGATGTGCGAACGTTCACATCCAACTACTCGACGAACACCGTGACCGTCGATGACCTGTGCTATAAACTCAAGCAGGTAAAAGTCGTCCCCACGCAGTACAATAACTTCCGCAACGTGGTCGTCGAACTGTTCAAACTGTGCGACTATGACAAAGTGTACGTGGACGGTTTCATTAAGGCGGACCAGTACAACCCGATCATCATGGCGCCGGGCGGGTCGTTCAACGTGTGGGATTACTTGAACACTTTGTGCGCGGTGCATAACGTGTACATGCTCCGCCAGAACTCTAACCTGCTGTTTCTTCGCGACAACAACTTCCTGAAGGAGCACATGAACAATGTGACGGGTATGAGCTACAGCGTGGACCTCGCACAGTCCACTAAGACGGTGAAGACCACGTACAGGCCCATGCGCTATGCCTACAACGAGTATTTGCCGTTGAGCAAGGAGTCGCGGGACACGATCATCCAGGTGGACGCTCGGAAGACCGTGGAGCAGACGATCACGCTCGACGCTTATGTGATCGAAGCCATGACGCCATGGGTGACCCAGTGCAAGGACTACATCCCGGCGAAGGACACGTCGGGCCTGGAGTACACTGCTTACTGCGTCGCCGGGAACGACGGGCTCCCGATCACGGCATCCCAGTGGCTGGGGCAGGGCGGCAGCCTGTCTGTGCGCCTCGACCCGAAGAACCACAACCAGATCATCGTTACTGTGCGCGGCATGGTTACGTCGGACTATTCGCCTTTCCGTATCGCCGCCTCTTCGGGACCGTCTAACTACTACAACTCGCTGCGATTCCGCGGCACGGGGTTGGTCATGGGGCCGGAGGATACGTACGTAACGCACACAGGATCATCGACACTGGGCAGCGACGAAGAGCAGATCAACAACCCGCTGATCAACACTCCGTCTCTGGCGATAGACAACGGCCTCCGGGCTGTGTGGGAAAAGTCAGGGTCGATCCCGACGATCACACTCACGTCGCCAAACCTGGAGTCGCGCACACCATCCACCACGGGTAATGACCTGTTTCTGGCGTCCGGGTCGGCCTTCGACTACGGCGGGGACCGATTCATGACGACGCACGTCGATATGAACAATCAGGAGATCACGGTAACGGCCACGTCTCGTATCACCTGTGACGAATTCTCCAACACCCTCAATACGGGCACGACCTTGGCCGACTATGAGGATAAGATCCCTAAGACGATCTACAACGTGTTCCAGTTCAATCAACCGCACAAGGAGTACAAGCCGGAATGATACCCAACAAAAACCTAGGCGCCGGCGACACATGGGGTTCGTGGGTGCAGGACGAGATCTCGTCCATCAACTCAGGCCTCAGCAACTTAGGGATCGGTGGTGTGCGCAACTCGCTGAACGGGCTGATGAACAACATAGACAACACCAACAACAAGCTGTCGTTCCGCTCCCTCACAGGTGATTTACGACAGCTTGGTCCTAACACCAATGAGGTCCTGCTATCGGAAAACATCCTCAATTACCCAGAGAATGGAAAGGGTTACCTGAACTTCTTCTTCTTCGGTAGTGGACGATATGTGAATACAGGTGCCTCCGACGCTTTCCGGTCGAAGATGCAGCTTATCGTTCGAACAGCTTGGACCCCCGTAGGCGGAACGCAGACGAAATTCGAAGAATACTACGTCTCACAGATGCCAGGTATGTTCAATGGAGAGATAAACCCGGGTTTCTACGATCTCTATGCGTTCTTCAACATGACGGTGCCCCGTGTCACACAAGTGTCTTTTCGTCTTGTCGGGGAAAACAGACTGACGAGCAACCCTCACAAAGAGTTCTACAACTACTTCAACGGCACTATACTGGTAATGGAATCCAATCAGCCTAACACGTAAGGAGAGGAAACATGGCTACAACGGACAGCAACGGGATCGCACACATCGAGGGAACGGATCCCGTCAAGCCCCTGCAGGGCTTATTCAACACGATATCGTCGTCCGTGTCCAACGTCGTCGGCAAACTGCGTAAGCAGGTCATCTACCCGGTGAAGACGCGGTGGGATGCGCAGAACAAGGTGGATGAGCTGAAACGCCAGGGCGTGGAGGGCACGGCCGACGAGCCGATCATCTTCAATATTCTGAATGACCGTATCCAGATTCAACACGACGGTTCGAGCTTCTCCTATTTCAGCGCGCAGATGGCAGTTCTCGCAGCCGGAGTATTCGAAACTGGCTATCAAAGGTGGGAGCAGCATAAGATCAAATCATTCACCGTCCCCTTCCCGGAGGAGCTTGACCGTATACCACGTTCTCTCCTGTGCCAGGTGACGGACGCCATAACGCACAACATCATTGCGTTTCCGGTGGATAAGAAACAGTTCGGCGTCGCCGCCGCTTGTAACTGGCCGTGGCCTGTCGACTCGAATGTACACGTCAGCTGGGTGGCCCTCGGTTAACGCACCGCCAAGGAACATAGAAGAAGCCCCCGCTCCGGCGGGGGCTTCTTCCTACTCACCGTCCCTATATCGTCTCCACCACCGGTGGATGTCTGTGTTCGGCGTGTACAGCCAACTCGGTCCTATGATGTTGAACAGCACGTCGACGAACCTGTGCGAGCCGTTACCCTGGCCGTTCCAGGGGTGGGACGAGAAGGGGTTATCCGCGTCCCACTCGAAGACTGGGCCGATGCCCGCCTTCCCGAGGCGCACGGCCAGCTCGAAGCAATCTTCGACGTGCAGTGCCTCGTTGTCGTAGCAGTATTTCCTGATCCACCGTGCGGTGTTCCATTTCTTGATCATCAATTGGTCCTTTCTCTTGTCAATTGCAGGAGCCCGTGGTAAAAGGCTTCGGAAGCCTGTTGGGGTGTGCACGCGTTTCCGAGGGCCGCCAACTGAGCTGTGCGCGACACGTCGTCCGCGTCGGTCACCCACCCTTTCGGGAAGCCCATCATCCACTCGATGAACTCTACGTTGAGAGTCCCCTTAGGCTTCGCAAGTGGAGGGGCCTCGCGACCGAGTGTTTCCTCCCAACGCTCGATGGCCGCCCCGTAGGAAGCCCTCACTTCGTCTTCGCTCCAATACTTGAGGTCGTAGAAGGATGGGCGCTTGGAATACCCAAGGCTTTTCCTGCCGTCCATGCGGGACCGATTTGGGGTCGGCAGACAACGTAGCCGTGTGTCAGGCATAACTTTGACTAGCTGTGCGTTGAAAGGGACAGCCCATTTCTCCGTATGTTCGGCGAAGACGAAGAGCCTGCTTCTTTTGTGTGGCATACCGAGACGACTCGCAGGAATGATCACAGAGCTTGTCGAGTAGTCAGCTTCGTTCAACGCGTCCAAGAGCACGTCATATGCGCCCTTCGTGAGAGCCCCTGCGACGTTCTCCCACAAGACGTAATCCGGCTTCTTCGCCTTCACGGCTTCGATGAACGCGTAGAGCAGAGAGCTCTTCTCGCCCTCCAGCCCTTTACGGGCTCCGAGGTGTGAGAAGTCCTGACAAGGCGCCCCCCCGGTAATGCAGTCTACGTCGGGTACCGCGGACCAATCGATTTTCGCCACATCGCCGAGATTGGGCACTCCGTGGAACATAGTTGAATGATCAAGTATCTTCAGCGCATTCCCGTCAGTCTCTGCTATCCACTCGATATTGTTGTCATACGGGACAATGGATGTCACTGTGTTGAACACACCGAGCTCCAATCCGCCTATGCCTGTGAAAAGCGATCCTATCTTCATTTCCATCCTCTCTCGTACGTGGGTTTGTGATGCTCGCGCTCGACCAGATAGGCGATGGCATGCCGTGCGGCCTCCCGCCTGTCGTGGTGGTGGTCCTCGACCTTCTCGAATAGGAGACCGAGCTTGCGGAGGTTCTCGTCACAGACGAACAACCGCTGTTGCGGTGTGCGCCACTGGATCTTCTTCCTGAGGAATCGGCCGAAGACGTGGACAGCGCCCTCAACGCGAACCGGGTTGATGTCGGCGCCGGGGATGTTGCGGTTGACATATTTCTCGCACACCACAACATCCGGCTGTACCATGCGGTCGAACATTCTCTTGTAGAACCAGTCGTAGGTCTCCTCGGTTCCGGGGTTCCACGAGTTGGAGAGTCTGGCCGGCTTGTCCCTCTCATAGTTGAGGAGGACGATGCCGGTCGTCCCCCCGACCCCGCAGGGATCGATAGCCAACAGCGTCGTCATTTACCGTCCCTGCTCTCAGAGTCCGTGGTACTGCTGTGCGTAGCCCCAGTACCCGCCGTCGACGAATGACCGGGAGGCCGGGTGGTAATAGTAATGCTCCTCGCCTCTTGTATCGCACGGTTCAGCTTCTTCTCCGATTTGCGGAGCTGCCAGTCCAGCAGCGCTATAGCCACCGCCCATGCCAGAAGCATAATAACGACCCAGATATTCATAGTATCTCCTTTCCTTCGCTTTGTTGCCCCACAGGTAGTCGACCAACAGACAGGCGAACACACCATAGTGGAACGGCCATGCCCAGACGGTCCACATGAAGGGCCTGATGCGCGTGTCGTAGTTCTCAATTCCTCGGTCGCCTCTTGTCGCCCAGATTTGGTAGGCGACGAGGTGTGCAATGGCGCCGATGAAGAGGACGAAGATGATGAGTTGCGTTTCGTTGAGTGTCGTTGTCTGTGTCATGGGGTCGGCTCCTTTCTTTCTCCATGTCTCCATGATATCGAAAGGAGCCGACCCCGTCAAGCCGTCTGGCTGTGTCGTCCGTCACTTATGCGAGCCTGAGGATATAGCGGTCGAAGCCAGCGGCCTGCACGCATTCAACGAGCTCCCGTCGGCGTTTCTCCCAGCGCTTCCTGTCCCACGAAGCTGCCACCAGCTGGAATGCCACCGGCGTACCCTCTGTGCGAGCCTCCTGCAAGGCGAAGGTGCGCACACCGGCCAACCTCAGCTGGGAAACGAGGTCTTCGAAATTGTAGTCGATGAGCGACTCGGGGTAGACGGTTGTGCGAACTTCGTAGTCAACTCCGGACTCCAAAACGAGGTCAAGGGTCCTCCAGACTTTGTCTCCTCGCACACCGACGGCTTTCTTGTAGTCCTCGGGTCTGGCTTTTACGTCGAGCCCAACCCAGTTGACGACGTGCATCATGCGCTCTAGCCGATCGGGGAACATCCCGGACGTGTGTACGCCGATCTCGAAACCGAGATCTGCGGCGGACTCGGCGCACGGGATGACCGCCTCCTGGCGCAGTGCCTCTCCACCTGTGAAGACGACGCCGTCGAGCAGCCCGACGCGCCGCTTGAGAAACCCTTCGACTTCGCTCCACGGAATGACGCCCGGTGTGCGATTGTCGAGGATGGCTGAGTTCTGGCAGTACGGGCACCTGAGCGGACAACCCTGGCAGAACACGGTGGCTACGAGCCGGCCGGGCCAGTCCACTGACGACAGTGGCACCAGCCCGGCCACCTGAAGGTCGTCGCTCACGCCTTCACGCTCTCCTTCTCCGTGAAACACGTCCTCTCGGCGTACTCACCTTTCTTCCCGATGTTAAACGACTGCACAGGCCTGAAGTACCCCATGACCCTCGTCCACACCTCACAGGCTTCACCGCACGTCTCACACACGAAATGCTCACCGGCGAGATAGCCGTGGTTGGGGCAAATCGAGAACGTGGGGGTGATGGTGATGTAGGGAAGGTGGAAGTTGGTGAGCGCCCTCTTAACCAACTTGGCGCACACGGCACCGGACGAGATCTTCTCGTTCATGTACAGGTGCAGGACGGTGCCGCCCGTGTACATGGATTGAAGATCTGCTTGTTCTTCCAGAGCTTGGAAGGCGTCCTGTGTGTGCGACACAGGAAGCTGCGAAGAGTTCGTGTAGTAGGGGTTCTTATCGGTTCCCGCTTGGATGATGTTGGAGAAGCGCTTCCTGTCTTCCTTGGCGAACCTATACGTCGTTCCTTCCGCAGGGGTCGCCTCCAGGTTGTACAGGTTGCCAGTCTTCTCCTGATATTGTACGAGGCGCTCTCTCATGTGCGCGAGAAGCCTCTTCGCAAAGGCGTGGCCCCACTCGGTGGTGATATCTTCCTTATCGTGTGTGAAATTGCGGATGGCTTCGTTGACGCCGTTGACGCCGATCGTGGAGAAGTGGTTGCCGAGTCCCCCGAGGTAGCGCTTGCTATAGGGGAAGAGACCCCGCTCCATAAGCTCGGCGATCTTGATCCTCTTCTTCTCCAGGGTGGACGATGCAAGGTCCATGAGGTGGTCTAGCCTCTCGTAGAGCGCTTCTTCGTCCCCGGCCCACATGTAGCCGAGCCTCGCGGCGTTCACGGTGACGACGCCTATGGAGCCCGTGAGCTCGGCCGAGCCGAACAAACCGTTGCCCCGCTTCAGGAGCTCGCGCAGGTCGAGCTGGAGGCGGCAGCACATCGAGCGGATCATGCCCGGGTCGAGCTCGGAGTTGATGAAGTTCTGGAAGTAGGGCAGGCCGTACTTCGCGGTCATATCGAACAGGGCGCGGGCGTTGTCCGACTCCCAGTCGAAGTCCTTCGTCATGTTGTAGGTCGGGATCGGGAAGGTGAAGACGCGGCCGTCGGCGTCGCCTTCCATCATGACCTCGATGTAGGCGCGGTTGATCGTGTCCATCTCGGCCTGGAGGTCCCCGTACGTGAAGTCGCACAGTACACCGCCTATAAGCGGATGGTTGTCCTTGATATCCTCAGGGCACGTCCAGTCGAACGTCAGGTTCGTGAAGGGGCATTGGCTGCCCCAACGGCTTGGAACGTTGAGATTGAAAATGAGCTCTTGCATTGACTGCTTGACCTCCGCATAGTCCAGCCCGTCGAGCCGGATGAACGGCGCCATGTACGTGTCGAAGGACGAGAAGGCCTGGGCCCCCGCCCACTCGTTCTGCAGCGTGCCGAGGAAGTTGACGATCTGGCCGCAGGCCGACCTGAAGTGACGCGGCGGATCGGAGGCGATGGCCCCCGCGATGCCGTTGAATCCCTCTTCGAGCAGGCGGCGCAGCGACCAGCCCGCACAATAGCCCGCGAGCATGTCGAGGTCGTGGATATGGTAGTCGCCGTTTCTGTGTGCGGCTCCTTCTTCTTCGCTGTACACCTTCGACAGCCAATAGTTCGCGATCGTCTTGCCGGCGGCGTTGAGAATGAGGCCGCCGACGGAGTAGCCCTGGTTCGCGTTCGCGTTGACGCGCCAATCCGCCTGCTCCACGTACTCCTCCACTGTGGAGATGGGGTCGATGTTAACAGTCAAAATATCGTCCTTTCTACGATGGGTCTTCGATTATACAGCCACGGGGGCCTTGATGGCGGGATGGTGTTTGTACCCGGCCGATGCGTATATATCACTCATTTGATAGTCGAATATCGATGGCGCCTTCTTGAGGCTGAGCTCGGGAAACGGGTAGGGGTTGCGGGTGATTTGTTCTCGCACAGCCACTACGTGGTTCTTGTATATGTGGCAGTCTCCTCCAGTCCAGATGAACTCGCCCACGTCGTAGCCTGTTTGCTGTGCGATCATGTGCGTCAACAAGGAATACGACGCGATATTGAAAGGCACACCCAAGAACAAGTCCGCACTACGTTGATACAGCTGACACGATAGCCTGCCGCCTGCTACATAGAACTGGAATAGAACATGGCACGGTGCAAGAGCCATGGCGTCCAAGTCGCCGACGTTCCATGCCGACACGATATGCCGGCGGGAGTCCGGATCGGCCTTCAAGCTCTCAACGACCTCGTAGATTTGGTCGATGCCCTTTCCATCCGGTGCAGGCCAGGAGCGCCACTGGTGTCCGTACACGGGCCCGAGGTTGCCATCTGCGTCGGCCCACTCATCCCAGATAGTGATACCATGGTCTTTCAACCACTTGATATTCGTGTCGCCTGATAGAAACCACAGAAGTTCGCCCTTCACCGCTTTCATCGGAACGAACTTCGTCGTTATACGAGGGAAGCCGTTACTCAGGTCGTATCGAATCTGCCGCCCGAAGACGGACAGCGTCCCCACCCCTGTGCGATCCTTCTTCTCCACCCCGTGCTTCAGAACGTCTGCGAGAAGAACCTCATACTGTCTGTCAATTGTATTCATCAAACGAACTTCCTAACCATGTCAGGGCGGAACCCGCTCCAATGCGTTTCCCCGATTACAACGACCGGAGCCTGCTTATAGCCGAGTCCAAGCACAAAGGACAGTGCGTCGTGGTCTTCGGTGATGTCAACCTCATCGAACGGTATGCCTTTCTTCGTCAGGTCCTTCTTCGTCATCTTGCACTGGACGCAGCCAGGCTTCGTGTACAGCGTTGCTTTCGTCATACGTTTCTCCTTTCGTCAGTGGGAGGCGTGCTCCCAGTCGTCTGCCGGCTGCCCGTGTGCGGCTGTGAACTCCACCCCGTTCCACGTCGTGGACATAAGCTCGGCGATTTTCGGCACCGCCCATTCTAGCTCGGATTCGGGGACGGAGAAAATCAGCTCGTCGTGGATTTGTGCGCGAAGCCAGTGAATGAGGCGAATGTCACATTTCAGCATCCGGATGAGCGCGTCGGTCATGATCTCCCGCGTCCCGGACTGCCCCATGAGAGCCGAGGACTGCGTGTAGGACCGCTCGACGTTGACGCTCATGCGCCTGCCCCACGCGTTGTAGATCCAGCCGTTCTCCCCCTGATCCGCACAGTCCTGACGCCATTCGACGACCCGTGGATAGGCTTTCGCCATCTGTTTGACGAAGTGTTCCGCTATGTCTAACGGTTGTCCAGAAGCCTTGGCGATCGTCTTCGCCCCGCCTCCATAGTTCCAGGCGTGCGAGAGCGCCTTGGCTTTCTGGCGGTACGGGTTGTGCTTTCGCGCCTCAGGATCGGTCTCCCAGCCTTCAGGCATGTGCGCCTCGTACTCTTCGTCGCCCCAGACGGCTCGACCCGTGATCTCGTGCGGGTCGGCGCCGGGCAGGAAATTCTTCAGGTATGCGGGGTCCTGTGCGTAGCCGGCGACGATCCTCGCATCCGCATTCGAGTAGTCGAACGACACCAGCTTGCAGCCGGGGTCCGGGATGAAATAGGACTTCTCCACAGCGTTGTCTCCGCGAGCCGTCCACACGGTCAGGCCGGGCTTTGTCGTCGACGAGCGTCCGGAGCGCTGAAGATCGTCGACCTCGGGATGCACACGGCCGTCAGGCTGCAGACAATCGATTGTGAGCTGCGCAAGAGAGCGCTGGCCCAGTAGCTCGCCCAGAACCTTTCCGAAGGCCTCAGCGTGGCTTCCGTGGCCTCTGAGGAGGTCCTGTACGACGCTGCCGGATAGCTGCAGAGCGCCCGTCGGTGTGCGAGGCCACTCGGGGTGCGTGAACTCGTCCACACCGAACGCAGCCAGGGCGTCGAGGACACACTGCTTGCCTTTAGTAGTCCGCCACGGCTGCTTCGAATCGAGCGGCATGCCCACCGACTGGTGAAGGTAATCGAGCAGTTTCTCCTTCCTGTCCGCCAACTCGTAGAGCCTGTCATAAGCCTTGTCGGCGTCGATGAGGAAGCCGTTCCTCGACATCTGCGCATTGATGGCGGCCTTCAACTGTTCGCGCCAATCATACTCGTCGACCTCATGACGAAGCAGAAGCTCCTTGAAAATACCCCTGAGCACCACTACGTCCTGTTCGGAATACTCGCGGAACGTCGAATCGTCAAGCGGAATCAGTCCGAAGTCGAGATCTGCGACCTTCGTCCCCGGGGAGTTGAACTGCTTGGCGAGGTCTTTCAAGTCCATGACCTTGCCTTCCAATCCCAGGTGGTATGCGAGGTTGTCGAGCGATAGCCATCTGCGCACATTCGAAGGACTGAGGTCGGTGACGACGCGACGCCCAGCCCTATCCAGGTAGACGGACGGAGCGGGATAGGCGATGTTCGCCAGCACCATGGTGTCGATGACCTTGCGATCCATAGTCATCTTTAGCGGTTCGTCGCTGTCCTTGCCGAACAGCACGGACAAGTCGAAGTTGTGGCCATTGTGGATCACTACGCCGTCGGCTTGCCGAATAGCGTCTATGACTTCGTCGTAGTCCTCCGTCAAGACGACGGGGCCCTCGCCCCACGCATACTGCCCGAGTCGGAAGAACTCGCGCGGTGACATGGACCAGCGCTTCTCGACCCCGTGGGACTCGATGTCGAGGAATAGGATCTTCGACCATTCCCCGCCGAACGGCGACGACCACGCGCCGTTGTCCAGTAGATAGCGTCGCACAACACCGGCGAACCACTGGGCTGCCGTGTCGATGCCGCAGTCAACCCACGGTTCGAGGTCGAAGACAGCAGCGCCTTCCTCGGTGTCTGACCACTCATAGTTGAGGGGTCCGAGCTCCGGGTGGGCAGCCACCGCCACCTCCTTGAACATCTCGATGTCGCCGGATGCCAGGTAGAATCGCACAGTCCTCACTCGTCCACCACCATTGTGTAGAACCAACCCTTGGACTTCTTGCTCTTACCCTTGCCTCGAATGTATTCGAGCTCGACCGGGCCGGAGATAAGACCCCTGCCTCGCAGTGACGAGATGATGTTCTTGTACGTCCACTCGTCCAACTCAGGGAATTTATCCCGGACCTTTGTGCACAGGATGGCGTGGTTAGCCTTGTCGCAGTGCGTGCGAATGAACGTCATGACCGACTCCTGCTGCTTGACGTAGTGGCTGGCCGTAACGTCGTTGAGCGCTTTGAGCAGACACCGCACCCAGTGGTTGGCATAGTAGATGGCGTTCAACATGTGTGTCTTGGTGATGACGCCGTCGTCCCGGTCCATGAGGCTGAACAGCCCGGCGACCTGAGGGACGGTGATGCACAACCTGCGGAACGCCGACTCGAAGATCGATGACTTGTCTTCGACGATGTCGAAGCGCTGTACATTGAGACACCATGTCTCGTAGCGGTCGAGCGCCTCGTCGTCCACGTCGAGGAGAATGCGGTTCACGTCGAGCTCCCGCTCCTGAAGTCGCTGCTCTACGTCGGGCACGTCGTCAGTCTTGTAGCACACGTGGCACAGTTGATTGACGCGACTCGCCAGGGTGTGCGCGAGCTTCTGCGCCTTCCTGTCTCGGTCCTTGCTGTTGCCGAACTTGCGGCGACTGTTGAACATAGCAGCGATCTTCGGCTTATCATCGCTTTTACTCTCGTTGTCTTCTTCGATGTACGTCACCCACGTGAAACGCGTGAGGAACCCGTTCTTGAAGTTGCGCATTTCGAGGATGTCGATTGACTCATCGTAGATACCAGTGAGAATCACATTGAGGTGTGCGTTAGCGCGATCTACACCCTCAGTCGTGATACGACGGGTCATCTCGACTTCGCCGCTGAACAACTTGCACAGGCCGGCGTCGAAGCCGTTCCACGACCCGCGGTTGTCCATGATATCTCGGAACTTGTCTTGGATCTCATCGAGGGCCATGTACGTTGGCGTGTTGTGAAACGGAGCGATGTCACGCTTCATAGCTTGGATAGTGGAGTCGCTTGCCACTTTGATGCTGTTGGTGCGCCCGACCAGAGTGCTGCACGAGTCGATGACGGTCTGAGCGCCGTTGACGGCTGTGGTCTTGTGCGCAGTACCGGAGGGGCCGAGGATGAGCGGCCAGAAGCGAAGACCCTGCTCGTCGTCCCCCGTCGTGTTGATGGACCCGAAGGCTCCGATCGTCGTAGCCATCGTCACCAAACCAAGCGCAGCATGGTAGGCGTCCGCAGTATCCGTCACTGTGCGACCATAGTCGATATAATCCTTGATGAACGTGGGGTTGTCGTCACTCTCTATAAAAGCCACTTCGTCGTCGGTGAGAAGCTGGATCTCACCAGTCTGATACTCGCGAATGGCATTGGCAAAGCTTTCGTCCCCGAGAGCGATGCCATTCTCATCGAGGTGCGTGAAGCTGTCCTTATACTCCTTACTGAACTTCTCGACCTCCTTCCACGTGCACAGCTCCCAATTATCCCGCCTCGGGATAGCGTGGCCTTCCTTGGTTTTCCGACCAGCGTAGACGGGGTTGTACTTGTTGCAGTGTGCGCGGAGCATCAACTGGTATACCTCGTTGTCGGTGAACGTAGAACGAAATAGCTCCATCTGGAACTTCTTGGCCGTCTGAGACCAACTCTGACGCCCGTCCTCGATCTCGTCGAGATACATAGACCGAAGCGACTGCGTCTTGAGCTTATCTTCGATGACGCGAAGCTGCTCATCATCGCACATAGGGGGCGCTTCTCCGACCTTCTTCGCCTCTGCGAGGAGCACAACGGGGTAGACCGCCTTAATCTCATCCAACGTGTAAACGGCGCCGATGTTCTCCACCACGCGCACAGGGTAGTCTGCGCCGTACTTCGTGTTGACGGAGCCCGGCACTCGAAGCAGCTTGGACGCCTGCCAGCCGGAGTCGCAGCCTTTGTCACGGTGCTTCTGATAGATGGACCTCGCAACCTCTGAGCACTCGGCCAGCGAGTATGCCTTGTCGAGGACCCACCAACAATGCGTGCGACTTCTCGATGTGCGCACAACCAAACTCGGCTCAACCTCGAATTCGCTCGGCGGGCAGGTATCGGCCTCAGCCCACACGACATTGCACATAGCCCCTTCGTCATCGCCTGAGCGGCTCTTGCCTGTGAAGACGCCGACCGAGCAGTAGGTGTTCTCATCCTCGCGCATCGACAGGTAGCGCTGGGCGAAGTCGCGCTTCTCCGGCCACTCGACGAATTTGCTTTTAACGGTCTCCTCCTCATCGAGGGGATCCATCGTCACGATGTTGATGTACCCTTCGATGTCCCCATAGATCATGTCCAGGAATTCTATCGCTTCCATCTTCTCTTCCTTTCTCTTCCGAACCGACGGTGTCTTATAGAGCAGGAACGGCCCCAACGGGGCCGTTCCTTACTCCTTCCTCTTAACCGATGCTGAACTTCCTCGTCGTGTCCCTGGCCGGCTGGACCTTAGCCGTGGGTGCGTCCTGCACGACCTTGGGCTTCAGCGGCTCGCCGAGCTGTTCCAGCTCTCGCTTTCCGTCGTCCACGTAGTAGGACTCGACCGTTGCGTTTACGTAACCCCGATCATTGTGGCGGTTCCCGATTTTGACGAGGACCGTCTGGTCGGGGTCGACCAGTTCGGTTTCGTCTTCGGGGATCAGGAAGCCCTCGTCGGGGTCGTAGGCGCCGACGGCCTCCCAGAAGTTCGGAAAGCTGTAATTGAGCTTGCCGTTCTTCCAGTGCGGTTGAAGCGGGACGTTGAAATCCTTGACGATGGCACCGTCGTAGTCGTCGGTCGGGCCATCGATGATCTTCAGGTCAACGACGAGACGCGGTAGCCCTGCATTGGCAGCGGACTTGTACTCTCCCTTCTCCACATCGCAGATGATAGCCCGATAAACCCCGGGCGCCGGAACCTTGACCGCACCGCCGCGGCCTCCGAAGTGGCCGTCGGCTCCGAGAGCGGACTTGAGTTCCTTGTCGTCGAGTTTGAATGCCTTATAAGCGGGTTTGCGTACCATGGTGTTCTCCTCTCTCAGTGGTTGTCGCAAAGCTTCCAGAGCTTTTCGATGGTCAGGTCCTCCACAAACGGAGGAAGGTTGAAGCGATTCTTGGCCCCGATCGTTCGGGATGCGAACATCTGCGCTTCCGTATGCGACTCGCCGGTCTTCCGGTCGGTGTCCAGTGACAAATGTACCACCACGTCGGGCGTCTGTCCAACCTTGGCCCGCGAACCGGATCCGCGCCAAGCGAAGTCGGCCACCCCGTTGTCGTCGGTCTTCTGGTGGACTACGAGGATGGACAGCACCCCGGCGTCCTTCAGAAGAGGGAAGATCCCGTTCGAGCCGGTGGTCTTCTTGGCTGCCTCCGTCCAGATGGCGAACTTGTTGGGATTCTGCTTGGCCATCTCGACGGCCTCGAAGTGATCCGCACACCAGTCATTGTAGACGTTGAGCGGGTCAATGACGATTGTCTTGTATTCACGGGGCACTTCACCTGTGAGGAAGGCCACAAGGATGCTGTCCGTGTTGTGGATCCAGCCTTCCTCCTTGGTCATGCCCTCCGGTATCGGCATGTTCTTAGGCCTAACGATGTCGATGTTTTCCGGTGGAACATCGCGTGTGACCCCTGTCGTGCTGCCTTCGAGGTCGAGGTACAACACAGGCGAGGTTGGTGCGAACTTAGCAGCCGAGGCTGCGAACGTCGTCTTCCCCTGACCATAGTCGGAGTAGACGAGAATCTGCTCGGGTTTGCTGAGTTCGTCGGGTTTGATGATGAATGATTCGATGTCGAAATCTGTCATTCGTCTTCTCCTTTCTCTTGACGGATGTAAAGCTGCTCTGTGCTCTTAAGGCACTGGAGATATTCCTCTGCCGAAGCCAGCATTTTCACTCTTTTCGGATCCAACTTTTGAACATAGCAACGTCGAAGCGTATCTCCAGATAGAGCCTTTTCAGCCGTCGATATATCGAAACGGTGAACCTCCCTTCGCGTAACTATGTACGGGCCAGCTACTCCGGACTCACCAATCTGCAGGCGTTGTTTGATGACCGCAGCGAGTTCCTTCTTCCTCTCTTCGAGGCTGTCGATGAGCCCCGATATGTAACCGTATTCGAGAATGTCGTCCTGTTCTTTCATACGATAACACCGCCTACGTAGTCTTCTTGACAGCTAGCACGTTACAACGGTAGCAACCGGGATACGACGGGAAGTCCGTGAAGCCGTCGCACAGGGCGTCGATGATGTGCTGCCCTCTTTCCCACACCTGCTCCGCCTTTTCACGTTCATAGTCAAGGGTGAAGATCTCCACATCGGACACCTGCGAGGCATCCCTCGGAATGAAAACGACCTTGATCTTGTGCACCGTCCCCTCGCCGTCGCGGCGCTCCTTACCGAGCGCGTAGAGGTGGGTCTGTGCGACGTAGGCGATGTACTTGGCTTTAGCGCTGTCACCCGTCACATCCGGTACGTCCCCGTGCATCGAGAACACCGCGCTGAGCGCCTTCAGCTTGGCGCGGGTGGTCGTCTTGTAGTCGACGATCGTCCCGTCCTCCGGGTCGTAAGCGTCGGCCGTAGACCTGATGAGCCCGTAGTTCTCGTAGAGCCCGAGCTCGAAGCGCTGCTCCAGCTCCCACTGGGGGAAGAGCCGCTTCGCCCAATATTCCAAGCCGCGGTGGATGTCAGTTCCGATCCTTGCCCCCATGACGAAGTTGGATTCCCGCATCTCGCGCGGCACCAACTCGACCCCGCTCTTATCCTTGATACCAGGAAGGATGTCTTCGGCCAGGCACAGCGCACACGGGTTGGAGAGGTTCGAGGCGCCCACCCGAATCTGCTTGTCCCTCCGGGTCTGCGGCGTGAACAGTGATAGTAATTCGTCGTTCCTCATACCAGTTGAAGCTCCCAACCTTTGTTGATTGCGAAGTTGATGATATGCTTACACTCGATAATAGCGGGTGTGTCGCCGGTGTTGTGCAAGATGATCGGCCCGTCCTTGTATTTCAGTGTGGTGTGTGGTTCAATTGCCGCTCGTTGAGTATCCCGCTGACCCCACACGTGTTGAATGAAGGGCACAGGTGCGAAGTAGAGCAGGTCGTTTTCCATGAGGTTGCGCATGTCCGCTAGCCCAAGGCAGTAATCCGCACCGTTGACGTCCAGCCACTTATTAAGAGCGGGGATGTATGCGTAGTGCTTATCGAAATTATCGAACAGCACAAATGCGTCCTTCAATCGCTCTTTAATGTAGTCGTCCATTTCGTTCCTCCTTTCTCTGTTAACCGAGAACGACGGCCTCCTCGGCCCCGAACCCGGCATTATTCGACTCGAAGAACTCGTCATAATGCTCGTTGTACCCCACGCGGCAGTCGAACAAGTCGAGCGACTCAGCCGGGTACAACTGGTATCCTCTCGCCACGAACAGCTTCAAATCGCCGTACTTGGCGCGGGCTTTCTCAAGGTCTTCGATGAACTCCGTGATCGTCATGGTGTGTTCCTTTCTCTCAATCAGCTTGTACCTTTACGGTACAGGCACAGCCCCGGACGTGCAAGCTGGGGCTGTGTGATATAGTTCACTTGTTCAGTACTGAACGATTGTTCTCCGCCTGCTGCGCGAGACGCTGGAACGTGCCGTCGTCCATCGTGTCCCGAGCCTGGAAATAGTAGCGAATGATCCGCTCTGCAGGCTGGCCCATCCGGTTCAGCCGGCCCTTCGCCTGCTCGCACAGCATCCCGTTCAGGTCCTCGTCCAGCCACACCTCCACGTGGCACACGCGCTGCAGGCCGTCCAGGCCCTCAGCCGCGGCTCCGACAGTGCACAGCAAGACCTGCACACCCCCCGCTGTGAACCCCGCAAACGCCTCACTACGTGCCTTAGCCGACTGCGCACCCGTGTACAGAGCTGTCTTCGCACACACCCTGTGTGCAACAGCATTCGCGAACCGTTGACTCGACGTGAACACCAGCACTTTGTCGTGTGCGTGGTACTTCTCGATCAGCGCGTTCAACATGTCAAGTTTCCTAGAGCGGCAGTCCGAGTCGAACGTCACCCTGTCCATGTCAATATCAGGGTCGTACACCATGCACGGCTCGCCCAACGCCACCTGACGCAGACGCACAAGCTTCACAATCGGAAGAGACGCCACGAGCAAGCCGCCCTCGATCTCCGTGATCAACTCATACTGCAGGCTGTCATATATCTCACGCTGCTTGTGCGTCAATTCGCACTCGACGATACGCGTGTCCACGGGCTTCCTCTCGGCGGGCAAACCCACTACACACGGCAAAGAACGAAGGAACGCGCCCGGCTGCTTCTCCGAAACGATCGTCTCGATCTCCTGCAGTCTGCCGTATCTATCATGTATCCAACTGTTCTGAACAATGCACCACCTCGCTTTCCAGCGGTGGAAAGAACCCTCCACGTACAACCAGTCCCTCTTGTCGTGGGACAGCGGAACGCGGCTCGGATCTTCAACGTTCCACCACAACCAGCGGCAAATCGACCACAGCCCTTCGAACCGGTTGCCTTGCGGTGTGGCTGACATCGCCAGCTTGAAGCCAGCATTCCGCAGGCTCCACATGGCCTTCGCCCTTCCGGATTTACGGTTCGACGCCGACTGCACCTCGTCATAGACGACGAAGTCAGGCTTGGCCTTCGACCAGGGGAGAAGGTTCTCTTTACCCTTCTCGATGTTCTTCGCATTATAGTCGGATAATCCTAGGTACTCCCTACCGACGTAGTAGACACCGGGCACACCGGCGCGGAGGTCGTCGAAATGGCCGAGGTGCTTCGAATCGATCCGCTTGAACGGAAGCTCCACGCCCTGCCGGGCGAACGTCGCCTTCCACGCGCTGACGATCTGCGGCTTCGCCGGCCCCACGATCAACGTCGTAGCCGGCTCAAGCCGCTTCGCCACCTCCACCGCACACAGGGTCTTGCCCGTCCCCGTGTCCGACACGTCCAAAGCGGCCCGGAAGCCACCCCGCTGTGCGACGATGGCCTCCACCTTCTCCAGTTGCGCCGGGGTAAGATCCAAGAATGTCACGCCCGCACCACCTCGAACTTCGCGCACGAGATATCGATCGAACGTACCAGAATGTCCATGTTCAGACCGATCGAGAATGCCTTAATGTAGTACTTGTCCACATCCGCCTTACCTTCAGGGTCCTTCGTCAAGAGGAACTCAGTACCATCGTATTTACGGCGGCACCATACATATCCCTGATCTTTCAGAATACCCGTCACCGAATCGGCAGGACACTCCTCCCCCTTCACGTGGAAAGGAGGGTCGTAGAAGCGATCCACCGTGTGCCGTGACGCGTCGTAGTAATACCCGGACGGGGCCTTGCCAGGTCTGAAAGGCGGTTCGTCCTGCTTGACCAGAATCAATCGAATCCCGTTGCACGTGTAGAAGACCTGCCGCTCCGACGCGTACCCGATGCTGATAGCCCGGAACGGCTTGCCCTTGGCGTCTTCCACCGTCTCCCGATATGAGTTGTGCATCGCCTCACTTGACGTCGGCACATAATCCAGCGTGTCGTCCAGATTGACGGCGAACCAGCCCTCCAGCGGTCCCTTCTTCCCGTACAGCAACTGCCTCACAGCTTGCCCTCCTCTTCTCTCCGTGCCCGGCGCTCGAACGAGTCTTCCCCGCCTATCACGCCGAACAGCCTCTTCTGCCCTTTCTCCACGCGGTCCGCATAGTCCCTGCACTCACGTCGCACGGGGCAAACCGAGCACACCCACTTGGCCCGCGCATAGTAGGGGTCGTCCTCGACGTCGGCCCCCTCGCGGGGAGCGAAGAACAGGTGCATGCCGATGTCGCTCTTCTTGCAGCGCGCCTGCTTGACCCATTCTTCGCCCCTCCAGATGTCAGCGATGTCCATTACCGTTTCTTCACACACCCCTTGAGGCGGGACAGCTGGGGACCGATCGGGTTACGGTAGTGCCCTTTTGTGTTGTACGGTTCCCTAGCCTTCGACGAAAGTTTCATGAATGACACCTGAGCGATCGGCTCCACACCGGTCGAATCCAACAACAGGTCGAAAACCGTCGGAAGAATCAACGGGTGGGAATTGACGTTGTATAGCTCCAGGGTGATCATCCCCTCGAACCCAGGATCGATGAAGCCTGCGGTGATGTGCGTCAACAGCCCGAGGCGGCCCCAACTCGACCGGCCCTCCACCTGTGCGGCGATATTCGCTGGGAGAGAGAACTTCTCCAAGGTCGCTCCGAGCCACAGTTCGCCGGGCGGGAGAACGAACTCGCTCCGTGCGCCCCAGGCCACATGCCGCTCACCTGTCTTCGTGTTGAGAAAGTACGGGCCTAGGTGCACGTCGTAACTAGCCGGTTGAAGGCAATCATCACGGAGCGGGTCCACCAGTCCCGTACGCTTCGCCAGTTTTTTAATGTCTCTGTCAGATAACATTGAATGACAGCCCCCTTCCATTTAGTGTGTATTGGTTCAGTCTGAACATCACGACGGGTTTTTGATCGCCCGGGTCGGCTGCGCAAATGCGCAGCATGTCGAAGCCGTCGCCGTGGTTGACGTCGACGCAGCCCACTGTGAAAGGGACCCTATTCGCGTCGATGCGCACACGGGAGGCGCCGTTCGACACAGCGTCGTAGTCGTCGTCCAGGTGAAGGCACAGCCCGCCGTCCGATACCGACACGGACTGGATGCGATAGCCCACCAGCGCCTCCCTCATATGGGAGATGAAGACGGGTAGCGGATCGGTCGGCTGGGACAGTCCGATCACGGCGACGACGTCGTTCATTCTATCGAACAGTTGCCACGTATACGACCCGTCTCCCGTCCGCCTGCGCGCCATACGCTTGAGAGGCATGGCGCACACGGCCGGCGCCGGGTGGTCAACGGTGAACTCAGATTTCTTCAAATACACTGAGGTGCCGTTGCCGAAGAAGAACGTCGTTCTGTTGACAGAGTCAACAATGCGGTCGACGGTCCACCCTTCTCGCACAAGGGGGTTGAACAGGTCGAATATGTGCTGGAGCAGTTTCTCATCCTTACTCATTAGCCGCGTCTCCGTCTTTGAAAAGCAGCTCGACAGCATGACCCGCTGCGGTTTCGATGTATATCGCGTCCCCTTGGTCGAGGATGTGTTCCACAGGCGAGTCCACCGCCAACCAATTCACGAAGACGCCCGTCAGGCCATCGGCCTCCTCCGTGAACACCACACCGGTGGCCAAAAGGGCATATTTCTTATATTGGTTGACATTCATCGAGCTGTGCAGGTTCTGTCCGTACAGCTCGCCGAGCAGCCACTCCTTCCGGGTGATGTTCCGAAGCTCCACGTGTGCGATAACGTCGCCATACTCGTTGAAGAGTCGAACCTGCCTGAACTGATCGTCGTACCTCACGTAGCTCACAAGCACATCGAGATTGTTCAAGCCATAGCGCCCCACTCTATAACCCCAATCTCTCCTTTTGTTACACAAAGGGAGAGCTACGTAGCTGGACAGGCTGGTGAAGAACAAGCGACCATCCATGACCTCCATGCCCATCAATGGGAGGCCTTCAAGCCTTTTCAAAGCATCCACGTAGTCCTGTGGTTTTTCGAAGCTCATATTGATTAATCCCTTCTCTCGGTGATATGCGTATTAAGAAGTGTATACGGAAAGGGCGGGGGCCGTCAAGCCCCCGCCCTGTGAAATACGTCACTGTTTGTTACCGCATAGTGCGTTTACAAACAGACGTCAAACGCCACAAACCTGTTGAACAATTGTTCTCCTCCCACGCTTCGCAGGTCGCGTGACTCCGAGCCGGCTTCAGCGTCAAAGAACCGTCTACCTCTCTCCACAGCCTGCCGAGAACCCGGGTCGAGCAGCTGTCCGGACCGGGGTCGAGGCCTTCCTCCAGGGGTGAGAAATCGCACAGCCATATAGCGCCCACGTCGTCCGCCCGGGCCAACGTCCGCCACGGGTTCGTCTCCTGACTTTCCACAACAGGTGGAAACAACACCACATCGTACAAAGACACGTGCATGTGCTCCATGTACGCCTGAGGACTGTCGAACTCCAATACGTGCAGGTCGCCGACCGTCACATAGAAACGATCGAAGAAGCACAGCACCATGCGGAAACTCGAAGAGTCGAACACTCGCACACCGTGTAGCTTGTACGGATCCAGCGGCTCCACGAACACCGGAATGTTGTCGAGATCCTTGAGAGGTACCAGACTTGCGGTGTGCGCTTCGACGTCCACGTGCAACACGCCGTACATCGAACCCTCGAAACGGATGTAGTACTCTCTCAGCTTACTGCCCTGACCGGGCGGAATCAATTTCAAACCCACAGCAATCGTCATCTCCTTCCTAGTCGTCTCCTAAATAGAACAACCCGATGGTATCGTGGTGCGGATACAACAGAACCTTCAGCCGCTTCGTCAACGGGTTGTATCTCGTCATATACCTCGCCTCCTCAGTGTTCACCGTGATCGTTCCGTCCTCCCTGTAATAGCGCACCGCTTGTGCGCTAGGCGCGGTGTCGTACGCTTCCGCTATAGCTCTGGCGATGTCCGTGTGCGTCATATTTTGAGGCACCTCACTTTGAACGTTCTGACGAACTCGTCTTTCTTCATGTCAAACGGCTCACCTGTATCCGGCTCGCAGTGGATCGTCTTAGTCTCGCGGTTATACGTCAGGTCGCCTAAGAAAAACTCGTTACCTGAATCCAACGACACAGCTACACAACCATGCAACATCTCCGTATAGGGGTTCGGCTCGTTGTCCTCCACCGTGAACATGTTCGGCCAGTCTTCCGGCACCAGCTCCTGCAACACAGTGTTGTAGCACATGTCAGGCGGAAGGCGGTGGTGCGCAAGCAGAACATCCCCATAGGGGTTCGTGTACGGCACCGCCTCATCGCACGTCGTCAAGTTGAAATGCATCGGCAGTTCTTCGTCGAAGCGGGGACTGTTCGCGTCCACGCACACGAAACCGCGGTTCCTGATGTAGGCGCACAGGGAATCCTCGTAATCGTAGAACAGCATGTTAACCCTCCTTTCAGCAAGGCTCGACGATGACCAACCACGGCTCGTCAGAGGTCTCATCTTCGAAGAACGACGTGATCACGTCCGACGTCGTGTCCGTCTCTTCGATCACGGACACCGCACCGATCTCAGACTTGAGCTCCACCGAAGCGGCGGGAGAGAGGACGATGGATACCTTATCCAGGCCCTCTTCGAACCACCGGCTGACGACGAAAGACACGCACACCCCCGCAGGCTGTGCGGAAACCGTGACCTTCTCCACTTCATGGTCCATTATCAAACCGAACCGCGTGCTGTCTTCATCGTATTCTGTCGTCACAGACGCCAACTCCACATCGCCGACGTCGAAGAGCGTCGTCTTACAAACCCAATCACCCGTGTAGCGCTTCGTACAGGAGGACACCCACTGCTCCTTCGGTGTCACCGGAATCTCCAAGCTTCTCACGTTCGGTTTCTTAGCCAGTTCTGCCAACAGCCCTGGTGTGTAATTAGTCCCTATCACGCTCTTTCTCCTTTCGTTCCGTGTCGTGTCATGCTTAAAGCAGGTAGTCGGCTTCGTCCTCGGAGTAAGGCCGGATCGCCGTCACAGTAGCCGGACCGTACGCCACCGCCGATATGCGGCGCCCAAACTCGCAGTTTGGGCCCACCTGCACATCTGCGAACGGGAAGAGGTCAACAGGCTCCTCGCGTGTGCAGTCGTCGTCTTTCAGGATTGCGTAAAGCCGGCCGTCTTCCGCGTGACGCGTACCGACCAGTTTCTCGCCGAAGAGCGAATCGAACTGCGTGCTCACGATGTCCGACTTCAGCGTCATGAATTCGAACCCAGCGGCGTTGTAGAACCGCACGGTCGAGCCCTCGGCTGTGCGAGTGTCGACGATCGAAGCCGCCTGGCGGTCGACGACGTCAAGATGATGTGTAACGGTTTTCGCATTGAACCGAGTGGCTTCGCTCTCAACAGTGGGCATTGTCCCCATGATGTGTTCCTTTCTCTCGGGTCGGCGGTTGTCCCGCCGTAGTTACAGTCTAGGCGCACACGGGGCGGCAGTCAAGCGCCCCGTGTGCGATGTACGTCACATTCCCCTTTGCAAGCCCGTGGTCCATTCGGCGATCTCCGCAGCCACGGAATCGGGCGTGTCGACGGGGGGGTCCACGACGATCGGTATGAACCTCGACAGCTCCCCCGCGACGAACGCGTTCGTCAGGAACGTCCGGTACGCCTCAGTCACCGCGAGGGGGTCGTAGCCGTCGGGGTCCGGGTAGTCCGGGTCCGTCAACTCGGCGGGGTCGCGGGGCATCAGCACGAACGTCGTCAGCGGAACGCGGTTCAGCCAGTTCAGCGTGAGCGCTACGTTCTCCGGTATGGGCTCGCCCCGCAGCGAGGCGTACACCTCGCTGCTGAGCGCCCACCTGTCCAGAATGTACAGCTGTTCTTCGCTCGCACTCGTCGGAGTGTCGGGGAACAGCACGGGCTCCGGTCGGAAGGAGAGCCAGTTCTCCATATCCCTCGCGTAGTCCTCCGCCTTCAGGCGGTGGTTTTCGCTTTGTGCACACACAGTCAGCACGTCCGTGGGGAAGTGCCGTATGCGCACATCGGAGTAAGAGGGGGCGGCGGTGCGGCTTTGAAAGAGCTCTTTCAGGGCTGCTGCTACAGTCGACTTCCCCACTCCGTCGGGACCCTCCAGTGCTATGTAAACTGCCATCGTCTATCGCTCCTTTCGTCTATCGCATATGCGGCGCGGGCGTGCAGGATATGCCTGTCGCACACCCCTCTTCCGAGAACGCCTCGAACCACGTGTAGTCTTCCACTGCGGTCCACACCGTGTTCGTCGTGGGCTTACCGGGCCACAGCACATGGTAATCGGGGAGGGACACGGCCCCCTCGTCGATCACAGCGCCCGGCGCTATCCCGTAGCCCAAGTCGCACACGCAGTCCAACGGCAGGTTCTTGTGCACAACCGCATCCACTTCTATCAAGGGGTTGGAGAGCCTATCGCACAGCTCCAACGTCGCCTTCATTGGCATTGTGCGCACACGGACGAGCCCCACCGTGAAGGGCTTCCGCTTCTCTTCATGCGGCTGCACGCATATCGAGCGCGCAAAGGGACTACGGCCGTACAGCACTACGGAACCGGAGCGCACAGTGCCGTGGCGGTCCATCGCGGCGGGTTCTATCGTGCGGCCCGGCAGCGTCGCCAGGAGAGCGATGTCGAAAAAGGCTACGATCGTCACGTTACGCCGCACCCCCTTCCGCGTTCACGTCACCCAAGTCGTCCAAGCAGAACGGCCACCCGCACACAGACAGGTGCGGGTTCAACCCCGTCGCTTCGATTATCCCCTTCACGGCATCCCGTGCGTTCAAACCGCGGGCGTTGACTTCTACGGCCTCGTCGCCCCGGTCCAGGGACGATGCGGAGAGAGGGGTGTTGTTCAGCACGATGTGTGTCCTGGCTTGACTAGTCAAGCGAACCAGCGGGGTGTACATCACCTGCAGTTCGCAGTAGAAGACGTTCAGCCGTTGGAAGAGCCACACGCGCACAGCGGATTCGACGTCGGGTGTGAGGTTGTGAACGAACACCCACCTGTGAACGTCTTTTTTCGTCGAGGCGGGCCATTGTGCGCTGCATGAAGGCGTTCCCCTGCGAGCGTGCGGGCATCGCATAGTGCGTCATGTTGTTTATCCCCTTCCTCTAATGTCTTTCGCCATCTTCACCGCAGCCCGATATTCAGGCCACTGCTTCTCGTAGGGCCGGCGGTCCGCATCCCAGTAGTCCTTGTAGCTCAGCCCGGGGTTGGCCGCTATGAACTCGGCCAGAGAAGTGTAGAAGGCCTCCTTGAAGCGCTTGGCGCGTAGTTTGCGCGCCAGTTTTGAGGGGTCCGCCGGGTCTTTTCCGCGCAGGTCCACTTCGGACAGCGGGTTTGATTTGAACTCGCGGAACATGAGCCTTAAGCGCTTTCTCGCCGATATGTTGTCCCGTTCAGCGCCCGACAGCATCGCATCGTCCAGAGACGACGGCGTGGCGACGGCCACGCCGAGAGCTTCGAGTGCGGCCTTCAGAGAGCTGTAGCGCACAGGGGGGAGGAACTCCTCACCCCCTGTTTGCATCAGCTCGGGCACTATCAGGAGCGCCTTGTCGGCGTAGTTCGAATTGAGAACGATTCTCACTCCGTATTCGCTCTCCACGTCGGCTCGCAGTCCCTGTTCGTCCAGGTTTTCGTCGGCGACTTCGATCGCCACGGCAATCCGTTTCATCTCGATTTCTCCTCTCACTCGAAAATGTATTTTCGATCGATTTCGACTCACATTGCGTGATCGATTTCAACTCGATTTTATCCTAGGGACGGATCGATTTCAAGTCAAATCGTGGAATGTGAATTTGGTCACAGTAGTGTTGTGAGGGGTTGTGTTATAATCACGCGCCCGCGCGCACCCGACCCGGCGCACACCACATAGATCGGCGAGATGTCGCGGGTTCTGTGTCAAGCTCGGCCCCGGGGCGGTGGAAATTCTGACAGTGACTGTCAATTGACAGTGACTGTCAGAATTTCGATACATCTTTGAATTGAGAATCATTCTCACTAAGGAAAATACTCCTAATACACCACCCCCACACATACTACTACAACGTTATATATCCCTATTTGTATATTCCTTGTAATCCCTTGGTTTCCCTCCTTTGAAATTACAAAACCTCTTGGATCAGGGCAATGTGCTTGATCAATAAGGCGATGTCACACCCCGGGTATACCCAGCACGGTTTGCACTTGATGCTGTTTAAGAACAACGTGTTCTGCGTCTGTTCAGTTTTGTCACATTCTTCACACGCCCCCGCTGCGTGGGCTGTGCGCCTGGGGGTGTGCGCCTCCTCGCGGGCCCAGTTGCGCCTCAGGATCACGAGGTTGCCCTCTGAGGCGTTTTCAGGGTCGCCCCGGTAGGGTCGCTTGGGTAAGGGGCTGAAATCGCCTCAGAATCGATCCTCGTGATCCTGAGGGGGTGCCGCTCGACCGCCGGTGCTGTGTGGTGTGCGCCTCGGGACTGTCCGTTCCGCTCGACCGCCGTTCTAATTTCCCTTATCTTTGAGCCCCGAAATTCGAAAATGGCCCTCTTTGTACCCGAAACCTGCCCCCGAAATTCGAAAAGGGGCTTCTTTGTAACGTTTAATGACAACCTTTACCTACGTAACCGTAAGTTACTGCTACGTAGGTGTAAGTTACCCTGTGGTAGGTTACGCTGGTGTAGGTTACTGGTGAGTAAGTTACCCAGTGGTAGGTTACGGCTTCGTAGGTGTAACCTACTGCGAGGTAGGTTACCGTGGCGTATGGCGCTCAGAAATGTGGTGAAGGACACACCGCTGGGGCTTGACACGGGGGGTGGCGGTTGATAGAATGGAGGTACAACAAAGGGGAAAGAGAGAAAGGAAACCCCAATGGACATCGAAATCGACTTCTTCGAGGAGCTCGGCGGCTACTACACCGCAGACCTGGCAGACGTCCTGGAAGACTTCGAAGGCTGACCCGAAGGCCCCCGCCCCGGCGGGGGCCTTCCCATGCCCGCAGACGCGCCCCAGAATGGCCCCTGAGGCGCCTTCGGAGCCGGGGTGGGGCCACCCTACCGGCGAAGGCCCGCCAGGCTCTCAGGGGGCCGTCTGCGAGCTCGGAGGGGCGCCCCCGAAGGCGGGGGCTGGGCGCCTCCGGAGACGGCCCCGAGCAATTACGCAACGTCGGTGTTGCGAAAATCCCGGAACTCAAAATGTGAGCTTGGTCTCACTTTCGTGAAATCGGGACTAAAGTCCTAGCTCGAGGAACCATGTGAGCAATCTCACACTCGGAGAGGCTCTCGAGCAACCATGTGAGAAACATCACAATGTGAGATACATCACGCTCGGAGGGGCTCTCGAGGCTCTCGAGCAACCATGAAAAATACATTTTCCAGGGGCTCTCGAGCAACCATGAAAATGTGACACACACCATACCCGAGCGGCTTGACACGGCGCCTCCGGCTGTGCGAGGATAGAGCCATCGGAACAACAGAGAGAAAGGAAACTCCGATGACCGCGAAGTACCCCTACAGCCAGGCCCTGGCGAAGTCGCTCACCGAGAAGCTCGGGGGCCTCGCCTTCGTCCTGCCCGACGGCGCAGTCCAGGCCGATACCCCCGACGGCACCCTGACCGTCTACGCCGACGGCGCCGTGAGAGTTCGCGAGTGCGGCGAAACCGAAGCCTGGCCCACCCTCCGCAGCGCCGTCGCCGACTGGGGCGTGGAAGTGTGAGCTACCCCACTCCGGAGGGGCTTGACAGCCCCTCCGGAGGACCGCTAGAATGAAGACATCGGAACGAAGAGAGAAAGGAAACTCCGATGAACACCTGGAAAGTCGCCAACGCCGTCGTCCGGCACCTCGAAGCCACGATCCCCGTCTACGACGTCTCCGAGCGAGGCTACAGCCTCTACGTCAGCCTCGTAGACGGCCGCGACTTCATCGTCGACGCCCCGTTCGAGGGCGACGTCAGGATCACCCCCGGTGTGCGCACCTCCGAAGGCGGCCTGCAGCTTCTCGAAGACCTGGAAGCCGAGCTCACGGACGCCGGCTTCGACGTCCGCCAGGTGCGCTGCAGCCGAACCCTCGCCACCGAGCTCCGTGTGCGCGACGACGTAGGCGGGTGGGACTGGTGAGGCGTTTCTGGGCGTCCGTCGCCGTCGCAGCCGGCATCCTGGCCGGCTGGGGCTGCGGCGAGGATCTCGGCCGCTGGGACGCCTACGCGGGCATCCGCGACGAACCGACGGTGCTGGGCTTGACTGTGATACAGGTCATACACTACGGGCTTGACACAGCCGCCCGATAGCCACTAGACTAGAGATATCAGCGAAGACGAGAGAAAGGAAAAGCTGATGCATACCACCACCTTCATCCCCGAAATCGACGTCCCCGACTTCGTCGCCAGCCTCCGGGCAGACCGCGAGCGCCAGCGAGCACGACGCCGGAGCCGCCGTCAGAACCGCGGATGGGAGGCCTGAGCGATGACCTGGCTCGACTTCGCACAGGGCATCTGGGACGCCTTCTACGGCCTCATGTCCACCTCCGAAGAGCTCGTGGAGCACCTTCCGACGCCGCTGCAGTGTTTCTTCGACTGGTGTTAACGACATCACACCGAAGGCCGCTTGACAGCGGCCTTCGGGCCGACTAGACTAGAGATATCAGGAAGACAGAGAGAAAGGAAACCCTGATGATCAACCGTTACCTCACCGCCGTCTCCGACGCCGACATCCTGGACGCCGCCTCCGACGCCCTCGTGGATGCGGGGTGGAGCCTGGACGAAGACCGAGAGCTACCTTTCGAGGCGGACTACTACGAGGATCCGGAGGCCGCCTTCGAGGTTGACTCCGAGTGGAGCGAGATCCAGGCCGACGCCGTCGGCAGGCTCTGGGACCGGCTCTCCGACGAAGAGCGGGTGGAGCTTTGGCTGCACGACTGTGCGGGGCAGGATCCCGACGAGCCCGTCGACGCCGAGACGGTCTGGGAGCGGATGGAGGCCGCCGTGCTAGAGCGGCTCGGGAGCGTCTACGAGGACACGGGCGCCTCCGTCACGGAGGCCTGCACCCGAGCTCTGAGGCTGACTTCGGCCAAGGCCCTGGCCAGGGTACTGGGCCTGTACGAAGCCGCCCGAGCGGATGCCCGGAGGCACTGGGGCGGGTCTTCGAAGGTGCGGACCTTCGACGTCGAGCACGGCACCGTGGTGGTCCGGAGCGAAGGCGGCGCCGTGGAGGCTCGACTGAGGCCGGCCTTCGAGGAAGGCGATGACGAAGGCGCCGTCATCGTGGAGATGCTCGGGGACGCGCTCCGCGAAGTCGGGCTCGACTGACGTTTCACGTGAAACGGATTGGGGCCGCCGCCGAAGGCGGCGGCCCGGAAAGGGGGGTGCTATTGAGAATCAATATCACTAAGATCTGGGTTGGAATAGTTGGACTCATGTACGCGGCGTGGTTCGTCTGCGTCATCGTCGAAGCGATAAGTTACCCTACGGTAGGGTAGGTAATACAAGTTGGAGTGGTAGGAAAAGTAGCCCCTAGGACTAACGTCCTAGGGGCTACTTGTGTTTTTGGTGGGAAAAGTTGGAATTTTTGGATGGGTGGGTCGACTTGCATGGGGGGACCCAACCGCATACATTAATCGCTATTTTTCACTACTGGAAATCATACCGAGGTACGATCGCTATAATGGTCTCTGTGCACGACATAATCCTCATCGCCGACCACCTTCTAGGGGCGCCAGCAGTGGGCTTAGGCGCCCTTATAACCGCTATTGCGACGCTTTACACGTCATTGAAGACCAATAGGAAGGTCCTTAGCGTCAAACAAGACATGGAAAACAACCATGGGAGTTCCTTACGGGATGCGATAGACCGCATAGAGAACAACACCAAAGTCTTGACGGACCTCGTGCACATGCACACAGGGCAGTTGGATGACATCCAGTGTGCTGTGCGCCGACACGACGAAGAGATAAAATCGTGGCATGACAAGCCCACGGCCCCCGCAGCACCCCCTTGTGCGCATACGGAAGATCTACAACGAGGCGACGATAACGCCTAACCCGACACCCCCCTACGACTCGACGCTCCTCCTGACACCTCCGCCTCCACCAAAGCCTAACCCGGACCAGCCGCTGGGCGCTACAGCGGCCAGCTTGGCAGCCCCCATCGAGGCCCTTTCCCCTCTGCTCAAGATAGAGCGGGTGCCCGTCCCCTCCACGGACCCGGACACAACTAAACATAACCGCCTACAGGTGGTGTATAGCCTGTCGGCGAATATCGTCACCACAGCCCAGCTTCGCAACAAGGACAACACCCCGCCGACCCCGGACAACCCCACCAGCGAGCCGAACCCGTGGGAGGTGGGCTGGCTGCTGTGGTGCTTCAGCCCGGATCCGACGCACCCATATGACCCTAGCCCGACTAGCAACAGCAATTTCCGCTTCTACGCCTTAACCCTAAAGCCCAACGGCTGGGAGGTCTCCAAACAGGACCCTTCCTACAAAGGAGGTCAGCGCTTCCTGAAGTCGAACACCGACACCGATCCGAGGAAGTTCCCCCCGCACAACCCGGCCGACGAAAACGAATTCCGACTGGATCCCTACTCTGTTATCGTAAACGCATGCCACGAATACCCGCTGGGGACGACCCCGGCCGACGTGCAGAATGACATCGTCCCGGCCAATCGGAACTCCGAGGCTGGCAATAAAGCTCGACTAACCCCCTCTAGGAACGTCTTCCATATTTTCGTGGAGAGTCAGCTGCTGGCCACCGTTGTCGACACTGAACGCCCTCTACCCCCGCACATTCCGGCGTTCTACGCGGAGGATGCCCGTGTGCGCTTCTCTCACATGTGGCATGCGACCCCCAAGCGCCCCTCCCTTCAAACCACCCCTGCAGAATACGACCCTCTCTCCCTCCATGCGACGGGCTACCAGCCGCAGGGCGTGGTATGGTTCTAGCCATGGAAGAGAGCCCTACATCCAAACGGGATTACGACCCGAAATATCTAGACGGCTTGACGTATGGCTTCTATGACGCCTACCTGGCGCAAGAGGCGGGCAGGCCGCCGATGTACAACAGGGACCCCTCTATCTACGAACCGCATTACAGTCCGGCGTGCCGCTCGCTGTGTGGGTTCAACCCGCCGATACCGACGCACGACGGGGCCGCTATATCTAGGGGGGAATTCTCAGACGAGATAGAGGAATTCAGCGTGCAGTTGGCCGCACTCAAGTCGCTGATCGATGCGGCATGGCGCATTGTCCCTGGCAACGACGACCCGCTTCTGCGTCGATACCCCTACGCTGTGCGCCACATGGAAGACAGCTGGGTGGAATTCCGGCTGTCGAACGACTATACGACGACCCCTGTGCGGCTGCAGCCTGGCGAAGGCTACGACTTCCTCCGCAACCGTAAAATCCCGGCGCACAGCCAGCGGCCTGACCGAGCTAGTTTCGTGCCGTATACTGAGGTGAAAGCACTTCTAGCTAAAAGGAAGGAGACGGATGACGCAGGCTGACGTGCAGCGTAACGCCATAGTGGCGTGGATGGCGAAGCACGACGGTGACTTCGGCTACACCAACGACT